TAGCTATGTTATCATCTGTTGCTCCACTCTGTGCCTTTAATGTATCTTTACCAATAGCAATGTTAGAACTACCTGTATCATTAGTAGCTAATGCACTTGTGCCTATAGCAACGTTTGTTGTTCCTGAGGTATTAGCAGTTAGTGCTTGATCACCAATAGCTATGTTATCATCTGTTGCTCCACTCTGTGCCTTTAATGTATCTTTACCAATAGCAATGTTAGAACTACCTGTATCATTAGTAGCTAATGCACTTGTGCCTATAGCAACGTTTGTTGTTCCTGATGTATTTGCTGCTAGTGCTTGATCACCAATAGCAATGTTATCATCTACTGCTCCTGTCTGTGCAGTTAAAGCATCTTTACCAATGGCAATGTTAGAACTACCTTGATCGTTAGTAGCCAATGCACTTGTTCCTATAGCAATGTTTGTTATTCCTGAGGTATTAGCAGTTAATGCTTGATCACCAATAGCAATATTATCATCTGTTGCTCCACTCTGTGCAGTTAAAGCTTCTTTACCAATGGCAATATTAGAACTACCTTGATCGTTAGTAGCCAATGCACTTGTTCCTATAGCAATGTTTGTTATTCCTGAGGTATTAGCAGTTAATGCTTGATCACCAATAGCAATGTTATCATCTACTGCTCCACTCTGTGCAGTTAAAGCTTCTTTACCAATAGCAATGTTAGAAGTACCTTGATCATTATTAGCTAATGCACTTGTTCCTATAGCAATGTTTGTTGTTCCTGAGGTATTAGCAGTTAATGCTGAATCACCAATAGCAATGTTATCATCTGTTGCTCCATTCTGTGCAGTTAAAGCATCTTTACCAATAGCAATGTTAGAACTACCTTGATCGTTAGTAGCTAATGCACTTGTGCCTATAGCAACGTTTGTTGTTCCTGAGGTATTAGCAGTTAGTGCTTGATTACCTATAGCTATATTATCATCTGCTGCTCCACTCTGTGCAGTTAAAGCTTCTTTACCAATTGCAATATTAGAAGTACCTGTAGTATTTGCACTTAATGCACTTGTGCCTATAGCAACGTTTGTTGTTCCTGAGGTATTAGCAGTTAATGCTTGATCACCAATAGCAATGTTATCATCTACTGCTCCACTCTGTGCAGTTAAAGCTTCTTTACCAATAGCAATGTTAGAACTACCTTGATCGTTAGTAGCTAATGCACCAGATCCAATAGCAATGTTTGGTGTACCTGAGGTATTAGCATTTAATGCTTGATCACCAATTGCTATGTTATCATCTACTGCTCCACTCTGTGCAGTTAAAGCCTCTTTACCAATAGCAATGTTAGAACTACCTTGATCGTTAGTAGCTAATGCACTTGTTCCTATAGCAATGTTTGGTGTGCCTGAGGTATTAGCATTTAATGCATCTGTTCCAATAGCTATGTTATCATCTACTCCAGTCTGGTTTTTTAATGTACCTTTACCAATAGCGATATTAGAACCACCTCCATCATTAGTATATAATGCTTGTGAACCTATAGCAATGTTTTCTTCTCCTGTTTGGTTTGTAAATCCAGCATTATCACCAATAGCTATGTTATTATCTGCAGTGGTGTTTGATTCTAAACTATTATAACCTATTGCAATATTAGACTTGCCAGATGAATTGAACTCCAATGCATGTGGTCCAATAGCGATATTTGGGTGGCCACTTGTGTTTGAAGTTAATGCTTGTAGACCTATAGCAATATTATTACCTACAGTAGTATTACTTAATGTGCTATCTCCAATACCAATATTATTAGCTACAGTAGTTGCTGTTTTTATCGAATCGTTACCAATTGCAATGTTAGAAGAACCTGTAGTATTTGCACTTAATGCACTAGTGCCTATAGCAATATTTGGTGTACCTGAGATATTAGCAGTTAATGCATCTGTTCCAATAGCTATGTTATTATTTGTTGTTCCCGACTGTGCAGTTAAAGCATCTTTACCAATAGCAATATTAGAATTACCATTATCATTAGCAGCTAATGCACTAGATCCAATGGCAATATTATTATCTGCATCATCATTTACTTTTAATGATAAATGACCAATAGCAATGTTAGAAGTACCTTTAGTATTTGCAGTTAGAGCCTGATCACCAATAGCAATATTATCATCTGCATTAGTATTTTTTAATGCTTCAGACCCAATAGCAATAGTGTGTATTAAATTGGCACAAACATCGTATAGTGCTTTATTGCCAATAGCAATAGTGTTTGTGAAATTACCAGATGCTTCAAACATAGCTTCTGATCCAATAGCAATAGTGTTTGTGAAATTACCAGATGCTTCAAACATAGCTTTATTGCCAAGAGTAGTTATATTTGTGAAATTACCAGATGCTTCCTTCAATGTTTCGAATCCTATAGCTACAATATTGGCTGGATTGAACTCACCATTTTCACCATTGCCATATCCAGCATAGTATCCAATAGCTGTATTATTCTGTTGTGAAGTTTGATTATTAGCTAAACTGTAATTACCTATTGCTACATTTTGTTGTGAATACTGACCATTAAGTAAAGTATTTCTACCTATAGCCACATTATCAAATCCGTCGAGATTGTTGATTAAAGAATCGGTTCCAATAGCAATATTGTCATAACCTCCATTATTTTTCATTAATGAATAATTACCTAGGGCGATGTTTCTAGTAGCACTACCATTTGGTTCAATATCACGCATTGCCCCATTACCAATAGATATATTTTGAAGGTCCCATGGTGTAGAATAACCGCCTCCAAGATTGTAGCTTTGATCAGTTAATTTAGTACGAAGTTTATTGTAACCAATAGCAATTTCACCAGATATAGAGACAAAGTTTTCTCCTTGAATCCAACCTCTATTAAAATTGTTTTGTCCATTCCAAATATCGCGACCATTTGAAATATCTACTCTGTTAAAAATATTACCATGACTAATGTCTATATTCCAGAGAGTTCCTTTATTAAATATTGGATACTCCCCATCTGATGCATGTTGACCGCTCAACCAATAACCTACAGGAGCATCACTTGCATCATATTGAATAATACGAGCATTATTGCCTGATATTTCAATCCATGGATATGCACGTAATCTATGTGGACGACCATGACTAATTCTTCTAACATAATTTCCACATATGTCTACCCAGTTTCCTTTCCAATCTTTGATTTCAATAGGAAAAGAAGGACAATTATCATCAGTTTTTTCAATTGAAAAGTTGACAGGACACCAACTATCCGGATTTACAATTAATGATTTAATTTGAAATATAGCATTTTTTGAAGGATCTACCATGGAATTGTATGAGAAATCATTAACTAATATACCTTGATGATATCCAGCACTATCACATTTTTTATAATATTGTCGTACTTCAGTTCCAATTTGAGAACTAATATCAAATGCGACTTTCTGAAAAGATAAGTCTACTGTCCATGTCTTGTAATTTAATGAACCATCAAATGTAGTACCTTCTCTCATAAACATACCACCATATACATTTTGAGCATATCTATTAAGATCTTTAGTTTCGGTTTTGTATGTTCTATCAATTATATTATAACATCCATCAAGTGTAGGGTTTATAAATGTAGTACCTCTCAAGTTTCTAACCTGACCATATATATCTGTTGCACCAGTTTTATTTGGTATATGAGCAGGGTTATGTTCTTGATCACCATCAATAGCAACTTGTAGATTTCTCCTCCATATACAATCTTTAAATCTAATGTAACACATAGTACCATTTGGATTTCTACTAGTTTTACCATCAATTTCTTCAACCAAACTAGTTTTCTTAAATCTTGCTTCACCTATTTTATCTTCATCATAACCTAATGCTGCATTCCATACTTGGAATAAATCCAAGTTTGTATCTTTAAAATCATTATAAAGCTGGAAAAATGTTTTGTTTGTCTGAGAAAACTCATCTTCTAGAATAATTTGTTGCTGACGTGTAGAATCAACTTGTGTAGTTTTACCAGTAACAATTAAATTACCATTAATATAAAGATCTGTTTCTTCATCATGATTGCTGCTAGTAAATACATGTTTTTTTCCTGTAAAAAGGTTACTATCTTCATGATAAATAGTTCCATTAATTTCAAAAGGAAGTTTAACTAGAGAATTATTAGAACTTTGCATGATTGGACCTACAATATTAGTACCATTTTGAAGTTGTAGTGATAGATTATTTAAATCAACTAGATCAGAACAACTATAATCACCAGAAATAGTAACATTGCCTGTCAAGGTTGATGTACCTCCTACATAAAAATTATTATCTATTTTAATCAATTGAGATCCTACAAAATGTATATCTTCTGCCGATGAAATATCAAAAGAGTTACCATGTAAGAATTGAGTTCCATCCATAAAAGTAATACTTGAAACATCTACAATATGATTATTACACATATCAATATTTCCCAACATCACTAGAGAGTTATCAATAGTAGTAAGACCAGTAATATCAACAATATTCATGTATGCATTTCCGCAAGTATCTAATGTTTTAAACACTACCATTTTTTGTACATTGAACTCAGGAACATGAAGTCTTCCACATATATCTACATTACCAAAGACAACTAGTGAGTTATCTACAGCAGTAAATCCCGCAATATTTGCATTTCCAACAACAGATAAAGAATTATCTATTTTAACCAATGGAGTGTTAACAAAATGTACTGGTTCGCTTGTGGAAATATCAAAAGAGTTACCATGTAAGAATTGAGTTCCATCCATAAAGGTAATACTTGAAACATCTACAATGTGATTATTACACATATCAAGATTGCCCAACATAAGAAGAGAGTTATCGATTTTAACCAAAGGAGTATTAACAAAATGTACTGGTTCGCTTGTGGAAATATCAAAAGAGTTACCATGTAAGAGTTGAGTTCCATCCATAAAGGTAATACTTGAAACATCTACAATGTGATTATTACACATATCAAGATTTCCCAACATCACTAGAGACTTGTCAATAGTGGTGTTACCGGCAACATTTAGATCTGAACCAATATTAGCTTTTCCAAGAACAGATAAAGAATTATCTATTTTAACCAATGGGGTATTAACAAAATGTACTGCTTCACTTGTTGAAATATCAAAAGAGTTTCCTTTCAAGAATTGAGTTCCATCCATAAAGGTAATACTTGAAACATCTACAATGTGATTATTACACATATCAAGATTTCCCAACATCACTAGAGAGTTGTCAATAGTAGTAAGACCATAAACAGTTAATTTTTTTTCAATAGTAACATCTCCACCAAGTAAATCGATGCCTAGAGAACAGCTAACATCAAGATTTGTACTTTTAGTATTTGCATTTATAGTTGCACCATTAGAAAATAATATATAAGAAAGATCAATAATTTCATTATTACACATATCAAGACCAGGGCCTACACCTCCGTGAATAGTTACAGTATTGATTACATCAAGATGATCATCAATAGTAACTCTATCATCAAATTGTGTTACACCGTCTACTTTAACATTGACTACACCGGTTGGATCAACACCAGATAAATCAGCAATCCATCCAGAAGCATCAAGTATTAAATTAGCGTTCAATCTTAATTTTGGATTAGAAGTAGTAGAAGAACCTCCAACTTCTTCAATTGAGGCCCCATTAGCAAATAACAATTTTCTTAGTTGTGTAATATCTCTATTTGTTGAGGCTGCTGCCATATCAATACCATCAACATTCACAATTCTTTGCTGACCGGCATTAATTGGTCCTCCAACGAAAAAATGTTCTCCTGATGGACCAGAAACAGTAAAAAGATTAGAGTCATAATAAGTTTTTCCTCCTACAGTTATGGTTGAGCTATTTTCGGCTTGTATTATAGGGCCATCTATATCTATACCATTTCTAGCCTGGATTCCTAATCCACTTGCAGGACCAGTAACATCACCTCCTGCTGAAATAATTTGTCCAACGCCAGGAACCGTTGCTGGCATGGGAGCGGATTGATTTCTAACTACAAGATTTCCATCTACTAATGCGGTTCTGGCAGGGTTTAGGTCCCCCACATTACCATCAATGATGCCGAGATTTATTTGTCCATTTTCAATCATCGTTGCTAAATTACAGATGTGTTTATCGTATCCTCTACTCCTGAGATAACTACCGTAATTGTTATATGTATTTCTACAATTCGACATTATATAATCTACATAGATAAATTATATGATATTTGTTAACGATTTTATTCAGGAACAGGAAATGGTCGCTGGTTTTTATAGACTACAAGATTTTTTGGCATTATTAATGGTGTTTTTTCAAAATAAGACTGCATTGGGACATTCTTTAATTGTGGTTTTACAGCAGGTTGTGGATTCACTAAGTTAGTAGAATTAATACCAAAAAGAGATGATTCGATATCTACAGGATTGCTAGATAATGTTTGTCTAGGCATATGACTAGGTGTAATACCTAAACAAGGTATAGCTGTTTTATATGCTTCTCCATATTGAGAATTAACATATTCATTGTACTCTTTTGATAATTCAAATTGTCTTTGTTGAAGGCGGTAATCACCAGGAGTATTATTATTTCTAGTTGAAGCCATCTATATATATACTATTGTGTATTATTTTTTAATACAGCATTTTTAAATAAACTATAATGTTTATCACTAACTTTGTTATTATCATTTACATCACATATACATCTATGAAAAATATCAAACACATCATAAACAAAAAATACTCTGAATAAGTTAGCATTATTTAAATGCTCTCCCATAAATAATAGCATATGGGAAAACTTTGTATTTCCTTCCTTCATATGTGTAAATACTTTTGTTAAATGCTTTTCCATTATATGGAATAGTTTATCTGTTTTTTCTGTAATTAAATTATCATCAAATGTTTTTAATTTAAATGCTTGCAAAAATTGGCTTCTATATAAATCATCTGAAATATCATCATCTGATTTCTTATAAGTACATATAAATGAGGTATCATAAAAATCCATTTATATGTAATAATTAATATTGGTTTAAATCATTTATTTTTTTGCGTAATCTTTATCTTTTGCAAGTTCACGAGATGGTAGACCACCGCGGATCCAACCTTCTGCCGCAACACCCTCTACCAAATTAGCTGGGTTATTTACAGTAGCTTTAAGTGAAGGAATCATAGGTGTATGTCTATAGTTAATATGAGACATTTCAGATGAAGGATTAATACTTTTTCTGTTATTTGCCAATTCTCCTTGTTGAAGTTGCGACTCTAGTATAGGATTAGAGGATCCTCTACCTAGATAAGGTACTGTTAAGAATGGACGCTCATACAAACTGATTCTGCACTTAGGTCTGGTAATATCGGTAATATGAAGTTCTGAGTTTTGATCGATATTACATCCATTAATGCCTATCTGATGACTACCAGTAAAATTAATGAAAGGCTGACTAGTTGCAAAGTCCACTGCATTATTCATAGGACAAGCAGGGCGATAGTTAGTCAACATGTAATTAGCATGAGCAGCATATTGCATGCTTCGCTGACTCTGATCACATGAATCATCACCTATTCTAGTTTTGTTATAGAATGTATAATCGGATACGAATGCCATTATATATTCAACAAACATAATATTTTCATCTAAACTATTTAACCATTAATCCAGCGTGCTCCAGCGTTTCTTTCACAAGCTAATTCATTGCCATCTTTACAAGAAATCATATCGCCATAACAAAACTCTGCAAACGATTTTTGGTCATTGGGAACTGTAGTACTTGGATTAGAATACCATTGTCGCATTGACCTATCAAATTCGAAGCTATCGCCTAAATCTTTAAATAATCTCTCATCTATACCGTCAGGATTATCAAAATTATTAACAACAAACTCTTGTGTACTTTTATTTATTTCTTCTTCTACAACTGGATTAAATGCTGGTGCTGCAGGAGGTCTCTGTGGCTCATCCTGAATCTGAGGCAATAAAACATTCATCACTGGATTATTTTCTGTTGGTCTTGTTAAAGGCAAAGTGTCCAATGATTTTTTTGTTAAAGTTTGAAAACCTTCTTTTACTGCTTGCTCGAGATTATCTTTTGTATCATTCTTTTTTTGAACATGTTGAAGAATAGCAACTGCAACAAGTGTTACTAGACCGGTTACTACAACACGAACATTTTTAGTAACTAGAAACCCTAAAATTGATAGAATAATTACTAGTCTTGTAACAGCATTTAATTTATCATTTGAGGACATATCTGGCGTAGGCCATAACTCCCCTATTTTATCTCTGTTAAATAATATTGTTGGATCGTTTAACCAAAATGGAGACTGCATGTATATATAGGCTTAAGGTTTTATTTATGCAGATTTATCTTTAGACTTCTTTTTCTTCTTCTTTTTCTTACCCTTTTTGCGTTTACTACTTCTAACTGCTCCTTCTCCTGATCTGAAAACAAGATTATTTTCATCATTATCTATCATTTGCAAAAGTTCTATTCTTGCTTTTTCTGCTGCGGCCTCTGCTGCTGCCATTTCCTCTGCTGACATCTGTTTTTCAACAACTACATTCTTATTTGCTTGTACTTTTGCACGTATTCTTTCTTTTTGTTGAGCTAATTTAATATTTCTTTCCATATGCGCTTGCATTGCACCCGTATTAACTTTTCCACCTTTCATTCCACCCATTTTACTTAGCATCTCTTGAATATTTCCAAATCCAGGCATATCACGCATATTCTTCATCATTTCGCTCGCTTCTTGAAGCAGTTCACTTTCTTTTATGTCACCTGACTTGATTTTCTCATCTAATTTAGAACCTACATTTTTTACCATACCCATTAGTTTTGTTGGATTTTTCATCAAATTTTTAAATACATCACTTACAGAACTTGCATCTGTCATATCTATATTTAAATCACGAGCTGTCTCTTCAGCAATTTCTTTTGCCAACGCACCTAACTTACCTCCCATCATTTTCTCTACATGATTATGAATATCCTCAGCATTAGGCATTTCATCTAAATTAATATTACTTCTTCTCTCTTCACCTTCTCCTTGTGCTTTCTCAAACATATCCTGCATTCCTTTCATCGTCTCCTCAAGTTTACTCTTAAACTCATCTTGATTAATTGCCTCGAATAATTTTGCTGTATCTCCAAAACTGTCACCACTATCCACATTTGATACTGTTGAAAATAAAATTAATTGAAGATATTTCCACAAAGTCTCTTTCGTGGATTCAGAAATATTTTCCTTCCATAGCACCCTAAAATCAACACTTGGCAAAAAGTTTAGATTCAAACTATCGTTTTCAAACATTTCCTCGTTTTGATACAAAATATCGAAAAATCTTTCAGGATAAACTGTATTAAAATATTCTACTAATGATTCTACTGCTTTATCTGCTCTAAGACTTTCTTCCCCATCATAAATTACTCTTAACCGCGGATCTAGTGCTTCATTCAACTCTGGAAATGTATGCAATAAATCTCTTACTAAATCTTGAAGAACTTTTCTTACACTTTCTATTTTCTTCTCACTAGATGCAGAAGCATTATTAGAAGCATTATCAGGAGCACTAGCACTACCAGAATCGTCTGATGTAGTATTATTAGTTTCTACACGTTGTTCCATATTATGAAAACTAATAATACATTTTTAAACCTTTCATTTCATTAATTAATTATACATATCCGCAAGCTTAGTTAAGTTCTGTAAATATTTTACTACTTTTTTTTGTTCACTTGCATTCATTTCTGATATTGGTTTTCTTAACATATCTATCTTTTCTAAAATTAAAGATGCGCTGTCTCCACCTACATCTTTGGTATAATCTTTCTTTATAAAAAACTCTATTTCTCCTGCCTCTATTTCAGTTTTATAAGGCTGTGAAACATATTGTTTAAATCCCTTTATAATTATCCTAGGGTTTGCTTTTCTTAATTTCGACAATGCATTTGCTGCTGTTGCTATATCAACATCATTTGGAAAAACTCTTCTTACATCTTCTATAAACTCTGTGAAATGATTATTAAATGCAGTTAGGATTTGGCTCATTATATCTATATCTAATTTAAATAATCTTTCTTTTAAACTTTTTACCTTCTATTACTATTTTGTTGTATATCTTGTTCTCTTTGCTGTCTTAATTGATCCATTGAAACACCACTATTATTAATTGTGTCTGCTTGATAATTATCAGGTGGTGTCTCAATCTTATCTTGATAACTTATACTTGCATAATGATGTTGTTGTCTCATTCCACCATTACCTTTTGCAGATAAATCATCTGATGTTTGATCTAGATAACTATAGTTATCTGATGCAACTCCATAACTACTTCCAAAACCACCTAGAGTAAATGCTGATGGTTCTCCGTGTTGCTGAACTGCTGTTTGTTTTTGTGCTTCAATCTCAGGTGTAATATGTCTCATTATTTCTTCACCAAACAAAACCTTATGTCCTCTATTAAGTAATAATAATGCTGGAACACGAGTTACTGTAGGTGGAAGTAAAACCTGTTGTCCATTATTTAAAACTAAATATGTTGCTCCATTTGCTGCTGTTGTTCTATTATCAACACACAAAAAATGCATTTCATCCTTAACTGGGCTTTTTCCAATTATGCCTAAAAGTTTTTTACAATTGTCGCAATAGTTACTGTAGTAAAGAATCGTGCTCATTATTTATAGAATGTATTATTGAGTTATTTTTTAAACTAATTTTCTGAAAAATTGACGTAAAAGAAATAATATAGTAATATATACATTATCATGAATCCTACTATCTCGAACCTTTCTGAAGAAAATAATATGTTAACATTTCGCCTATCAGGCGTTAATGTTAGCTTTGCTAATGCTATTCGACGTATCATGCTTAGTGAAGTTCCTTGCGTTATTATGAAAGCTGCACCATACGAGAGCTGTACTATTGATATTACTACAAATACTACTAGAATGAACAATGAATTGCTTAAACAAAGAATTGCATGTGTACCTGTTCATATTAATGATACAACTGCTCCTATTGATAACTATGTTATTGAAGTAGATAAGACTAATGAAAGTGATGTTATTGATTTTGTTACTACAGAAGACTTTAAAATAAAAGATAAAACTACTGATAAGTACCTTAGTCAAAGTCAAGTGAGAGCTATATTTCCTCCTGATCCAATTACTAATGAGTATATTGATATTACACGTCTGCGACCACGTATTTCAGCAGAACTAGAAGGTGAACAATTAACATTTACTGCTACTTTTGACATTGGTTATGCTAAACAGGATGGGGCATATAATGTTGTTAGTACTGCATGCTATCAAAACACTCCTGATCCTGATGCCATTAGTAGAGAATGGGCAGATGTAGAGAAGAAGCTTCGATCAGAAGGAAAAAATACTGAACAAATTGAGTTTGAAAAAAAAGACTTCTATTATCTTCAAGCACAAAAATTATTTGTATCAGACTCATTTGATTTCACTGTAGAAACTGTAGGACAGTTTACAAATATGGATGTTGTATTTCGATCAACACATGTAATGCTTGATAAATTGAAAATGTTTAAGCAAGCTGTTCAAACTAATCCTGAAATTATCTCACAATCTGACACTACACTTCAAAATGGTTTTGATATAAAGCTTATTGGTGAAGATTATACTCTTGGTAAAGCAATTGAATATGTTCTTTATAATAAATATTACTCCATGGATGATAGCAAACCTCTTAACTTTTGCGGATTTAGAAAACCTCATCCGCATATTGATGAAAGTCTTATTAGAATTGCTTTCAGAGAACCAAACGAAAAATCTAATGTTGTTTCAATGCTTGTTGATTCAGCAAAATCCTTAGAAAAAGTATTCCAAACTATTGCCGATGATTTCAAACCTGCCGAATAAATATTATAAATAAAAATTATTGATTTATATTTTTATTTATTTAATTATCTAGATCCATCTGTGATGATTCATCATCTTGAGAAACTGATTCTAGTTTCATCTTTTTTTCATCCTTATTCATATTATAATATTGATAGTTAACAGCATGCATCAAAATCTGTAGAGGTAGATGATTTACATAGTCAATTACTACACTTCGCGTAACAACATCTCCGTTTGACATTAGCTCATTTACATATTTTTCATGAAGTTTGAACATATTTGTTCTATATTCTGATGAATATGTATGTAGTGGAGCTTGCTTTTTCACATAACATGAAATATAGTTATCATGCAACCTTTTTGTAAAAGTATGTATCATATTTCTGTATTTTGAAAACAGTTTTGAATGCTCAGGATAATATTTGAGATATTCTGATACTTTTTGATTTGAACGCAACATCAAATATCTATATTGTAGTTTTGGTTGATTTCCTCGCAATAGACGCACATTTTCATAATTTGGATTTCTCACCTTTGTTCTTACTCCATTACTTTTAATCATTACGCCTACTGTTTTGTAATCCAATTCACTATTAGTAAATCTACCACGCAGTTCATCTACACTATCAAATGACAATACCTTCTCTGGTGCTTTTATAAAATCAGGTAGAACGTCACGCAAGTTTGACATCTCTTGATCATTTAGTTCAGTCACAATATTACCTTCTATGTTGTAGGCAGACACAAGATAAATATTTGGTTCACTAAATGGAACCACGATACGATTCTTTGGATGTTGAAGAACAAAAGACAAACACTGGTTTTTTGGAATATTCTCAAAACTTTTGAAAAAATCAACATCGTCACCCAATGTTTCCCAATGTGACACCGCATCTAAAAACATCCATCTAAATGTTGATTCGTTTTTATTTTTTAGAGAGTTCTCATTTGTAAAAAATGCAACCTTTCCTCCTACTGAACTTCTTGTTGCAATCTCCCATTCACTCCCAGTCCAAAACATATTTATCATTGTTCCTTCTACAAACTCTTCTGCAATAATCTCTTGATTAACACTTTCATTCACAAACTTCTCATATATTTCTGATTTAGGTGGTGCAAAACATACTACATTTCCATTATTAATAATTACAGAACGAAATAGTCCAGATGTCTGACGCAAATCATGACTAAGCATTTGCTTATCATAACGTACAATTGTATAGGTATTATCCTTGTAAAACCATTGCTTCTTACGCAGTCTGTTACTATTTAGTAGTGCATCGACTTCTTTTTCATCCACTTCATCAGTTTGCTTGCTAAAATTGTATAACGATGTCAATGATTTACCATTGACAGTGTTAAGGTCGTATCTGCACGGGCTTGTTGCTGTTGCCATAATGAATATATTCACTAATACTCTTTAACTAGTTTCATAATCTATTTTCCTCGTAACAGAGATAAATATCTGTTATAATTATAAGATAATGGCTAGTGTACCAGAAGAACAGTCGATCAGTTTACAATTAGGAGATATTATTGAAATTACATCTCCTTCAGACGATAATCTAAATGAAAAACAGTTTTTTATTAAATATTTGGACAAACAGCGTATTGATATTATGGAACGTGACGGAGATACTAAGACATTATTACTCAATAATGATGGCACTTTTCAAAATGAATCTATTGAAAGTATTGCCATCTTAAGCAGGGCTGAAAGCCCTAGTTATGCCAGACAACATGGACTTCTCCCTGGTAAATGGATTGATATTCATTTTGGAGGAGATATCCCTGCTGTTATTACTGGTAATATCACCGCTTTAGATGAAGATCAGATTGAAATACTTTATCTAGACAACGATGAAGGGGGTAATTTAGAGGGGGAAACAATATATATTGATTTCGCTTACAAAGGTATTCCAGAAAATATTCCTATCGAAAAAATTGTATTAAGAGAACCTCCTCAAAATGTAAAACTTCCTACTCCAGAAGAAATTGAACTATCACCAATCAAAGAAGGAACTCCAGAACAACAAGATGATATTGCTGATGAAATGGACGATCTACAATTAGCAAGTCCTGACGGTGAAGCTCCTGAACCAGAACCAGTATTTAAAGAAAGAGTTAGAAATATAATTCTTGCAGCAGACCAAATACAATTTGGAGATAAACTAGCTGCTATTCAACAGGTTGTAGAAGTTCCTGAGGATGAAAAACGATTTGGTATTGATAAGCAAACTACTGATATTCTCAATGAATTATTATCTGATATACCTAATGCACAACGCACACAGTCCGTATTAAACAATATACATCGCATGATAGAGAGATTTAAACAACTTAGAACAGAGTTTTCTAAGTTTGATCACCAAGGTAATGCTATGATGCCAGAAATTCAAGGGGCAGATTATAAACCTCTTATTGAATCACTTAAAACTTTTAATCAAAAACTTTATTGGCTTCTACCAGTAGTTAAAAACAAAAAGAAGGTTTATAATGTTGATCAAGATGCAGCAGGAGAACTTGGTGATATTGATCCACAGACTTTGGCTGCCATAAGAGTCGCAGAAACAGAAATTATAGGAGCATTTAAAAATGGCGATATACCAGATGGTCAAAATGGTTATGACTATCTTACTAAAAATATGAACAGTTTTTGGACTCCATTTGAAGAAAGTACTGATCCCAATATAATTACTACTAAAGAAGTAAAAGACAATATTACTGCAGTTGTAGATAATCTAGGTGATTTTTATTCTTCTGTGGCCAAAAATCAGGATATTGTAAGAAAAAGATTTTTAATAGAAACATACAATCTTGGTATTAACACACTTGAAGCAAATAGAATCAAAGGTGGTGGTCTTGTTGTAAAAACAAAACCTGTTACAAAACCTGATACTATGCAAGTAAAATCTTTACTTTCTCTTCCAAGACCAGCTATAAAGTTCTCACGCGTAAATCTACCAGGAACAAATATTCTTATAAAATGTGGTTTATCAAGTAATTATCTTGCTTATTGGAGAATGTTAAATAAATTGACTGTTGTCGATCAAAAAATCATAGAAGAAGGAGAAGTACTCGATGAAGAATCTGAAAAATATCTTAGAGATATTACAGAATATCTACCTAGTGAAGATAGCGATATTTCCTATGAAACCTACCTTAATTCAGTTGTTCCAAAAACTAGAATCTTATTTGATTTAATGAAGGATGGCATCAATGGAAAACTTTCTCTTCACTCTATTATTGATGCCCTAGAACCTTTTATGATTTACCAACGTGATTTGTCATTTAAACAATATGAGCAAATGACTATGTTTATTATTGAAAAGGTAAAAGACTTTAAAAAATCCTACCAGGTTGCAAAAAGAGCTTTTGAAGTTCTTTCAACGAGAGGTGCCAATACTAACTTTTCACCAAAATTGTTGACTACTTTTACATCGAAAAGAGAAGCTATTACAGATATCATGGAGCACTATAAATTAGATAAATATCCTACTCAAGAAATGCGTGATAGTGAGTTTTTGGACATAATTAATAGTATTGACTATGGAAAGTTTTTCTTCAGTATGATTGGTCTTGTTAATTCAGATCTTATGATACCAAATGGAATGGAACAACTTAATAACACAGAAGAATGGATAAAACAACAAACTGATGATGCTAATGCTGATCCACAAACAGAAAAATGTAAAACATATGTTTTGGCTAAAAAATACTTAGGCATGGATGAGCTAGAAGAAGATAATGGAAAACGTGTATTCTTTGATAAACAATATGACAAAACTTTTTATGATATTGCCAAAGAACATGAAGATGAATTATCAATGCTTGTAACAAGAGATCAACAAATTGCACTGCTTACTGAAAAGTTAATGAGTGCAGCTGGTCTTAGCGAGGTTGAAGCTAAAAAAGATGCAGAAGCAATGATTTTAAAGAAAAGGCCTGTATCTGATGGTGATTACGCAGTTGTTAAGCTTGAAGAACATAATCCTCCAAAAATGATATACTTTATCAGAAAAGACAATACATGGATTAGAGATGAAGAAATAAATGATAATGTTACTGCTGATAAAAGTAAATTATTTTGCAATCTCACTGATAACTGTATTTCTTTAAATAATTCATGTGATAGTAATCCTACTGCTACTGTAGATATTCAAAAAATAACAGTAGATAAAATGGTAAATGAGTTTGTTGACAGTCTCAAAAAAAATGCTGAGGATATTGATACAATGATATTGAAGGTTAGTGAAAATGCTAGAGGTAGATTAGAATCTCTTATTCGTTTGAAAAATGAAAATCTTATTAAATACGATAAAATTAAAAGTGCTCTTGGTGGTCAGGCTAATGAAGTAATTATAGAAACTTCTCCTTATGCAGATACGCTAAGTCTGATTTTATCACAAGGCGATTTTGTTAAAAGACAGCATGATATCGCCAAGTTTGTTAATTATTATACACGACCTGCCGGAGATGATGAAGATATTTGGTGGTTATATTGTATATCTACAGGCGTAAAATTGCTTCCTACATTCGTTTTCAAATTAGCAGAAGCATTTATCAATGGAGAAGACTATTTCTTTATGCTAAGAAAAATAGCAGCTGAACAAGGTGATGCAAGTGGTGATGGTGAAGCTATTATTGATAAATATAGTGGATGGGTTATTACAAATATAGACTTTAGTACAGATGAAGGATTTACAGCAGAAGGGTTTGTTGTTAAAACTAGAGAGATGTTAGAAGCAGATCTTGGAAATGCTATTGCACAAGCACCAAATGAAGAACCTGAAGAATATGCTGATCCTGAAGCAAATACTATTTTAAGAGTTATGAAAGCCACTTCTAGATTTATGGGGCTTGATACATCTCATATACAAGATTTTGTTATTAGTGAAACAGCTAAACTTCTTGCCAAAACTATGCCCGCTAGAGAAGATTATGAAAAAGCTATTGCTGCTGCTAAAGCTAAAGGAAAAAAGAAAAAATTAGACCCTTATGATATTGCATATAATCAAACACTTATATTAGTTACTCTTTCTTTCTTACTTATTGGGATTCAAACCAGTGTCCCATCACTAAGAACACGAAAAACTTATCCTGGATGTGTAAAATCATTCGGTGGTTATCCTTGCTTTGGTGATAGCGATACTTCTGGAATTGCCTATATTGCATGTGTTGCAAATGGTATCAAAAGTAGTATAGAACCATGGAATGCCATAAGAAAGTTAAAACCAGATAAAATAGTATCAAAAATGACAGCTATGATTAATAAGTTTATTCTACGAACAGATCTTGTTCAGGAAAAAATATTAGCAAAGCAAGAGTATATTACCCATCATGACGATGAAGATATTCCTGCTGATGTTGATATTAAAAACTGGGGTACTTTCTTACCTCCTCTTAGAAACGTAAACATAGGAACTGTAGCTCCTATTACTGGTGAATTTGAAAGTCAATTGATTCAGGAGTTAAAACGAGGAAATAAAGATCAAGATAGTAAAATAAATGCTCTCAGATCTAAAATCATTTTCTTAGCCCTATCAATTGAAGAGTCTATTCAAAAAGTTGTTACTAACAATATCGGAGCAAAACAAGCAATATTATCTAACTCTGCAAAAGTTCCATTTCTTGAAAATGCATGTTGTAATGACAGTGATGATAATACACATGATTATTTTGCAAAGAGAGAAAAGACTATTAATACAGACAATGAAATGGTAAGACGATTACGAAATGTTTTGGACGACATTAATATTATGAGCAGAGCTAGTATTTTATTTTCACCAAAAGATACCAGAATTATTTATCCTGAACTTCCTCCAGAGTTTGATGAAGAAACTATATACAAAGCATTTATTGACTACTGTAGATACAATTCTGATCTACCTATTAGCGAAGATTTACGAGCAATATGTATGGATAAACCAGAAGATTTTGATACTAATGCTTCTATCGAAGAACAGATTGCAAAATTAAAAAGAGATGGTAAAAACTATAATAATGACAGTCTAGAAAATCTACTTGCAATCATTAATAGAAATAATATTGTTAATCTGGATCTCCATACATTAGTATTTAATAACACGCAAAAAATAAGAGATCTTTTATCTTCTTTTGAAGAGAAAGAGAATACTACTATCCCACAGCCATTCAGAGAAAAAATGTCTGCCATCATAGATAGATTTGGTGTTGGTGATCAACCTGCTAAAAACGGCGATAGCGAAGAAGTAAGAGATTTTAAAAACTATTTATCTACAAGTAATAATCAAATGCAGACTTTGCTAAGTGATTTTGTTCGCAGAAATGCATCAAAAAAGGATTTTGTGGCCTTTAAAAATTGTATTGATAGCATATCTAATTTTAAAACTACAAATGAAAAACATGATAGTGAAGTATTTAATATGTCTGCTTTTATGAAAAGTGCTATTAAACAGATTGCTAAGGTATATCCTAATATTATTATGAATAAAGTTAACTATGATAGTGTTAAGATTCCTCGCCACTGGAAACTCTCAGAAAGACATGCTGATGATATTAAAGAACTAATTAAAAAACATTATACTCCTATGACTTCTTTTTATGACGATGAACAATTAAATCAACTACTCAATATTTATCAATATCAGGAAAACGATATTCTAAATATCGCAATGAGTACTGTTTATATGACACCTATTATGGTTAATGGGGTAATGATAGAAACTGTTTTCGATAAAATGATGACTGAATTATTATTCAGATTTTATTTATTATCTCTCTTGGTTGATATGATGGAACTAGTTGATAGAGAAGAACTATATACAGAAAAAGTTGAAAGACCAAGTAATCCATTGCTAGCTGTTGGCATTGAAGAAGTTGATGTTGCATTAGCAGATGGCGATGCTGTACCATTACTAGAAATTATGGCAGGAGAAAAAAAAGTTATGGCTCAAAAAGTAGCTGGATTATTATCTGCTATTATGCGAGTAACATGTCTAGATAAAGATTCAATTGATTATAGTTATAAAAATGTTATGGAAAAAATTACCAGAGCAAAAGAAAAAGAGAAGGATATGATAGTAGAATACCTCACCGAAATGTCCGACGAAGAGAGAAATATTGAAAATATGTTTAAAAATCACAAAATAGGAAGGTGGTCAGTTGGAATGCAAAAAGGATTTACTGTATATCAAGGAGATACTTATGATCAAGAAAGAGATGCTATTGAAAAACGAGCTCTATTAGAAATGAAATTAGGTAAAATTGATGGTGTTACTGAAGGATTAATGGATGTATTTGTCATGGATGAAGAAATGAGAATGCAAGCAATAGCAGAAATCGAAGCTGAAGAGTACGACATGGGACATATAGGTGAAGATAATGATGAGTATGGAGAAGAATATGACGAGATGTAAATAATTAAAAAATTGAATTAAACATCATATATTAATTACATTTAATATACGATGATGTCTTTAATAGAAGTAATTGACTGTCTACAACTAGAAGAAAAGGTTAGTACCTTTAATAAATATTTGGATGAAAGTCCGACCGGTGAAATTAGTTCGCTAGAAAAAGCGTACTTTCAGATACTATATGATCTTCATTTCTCTCCTACAATAGAGAGTCTAGATATATATAAGGAATTACAAATGATAAATATAACAAATGTTAGTATCGATTATGACTTAGATACATATGAGAAATACTTCAAAGTTTCTTTCAGATCTGGAAAAACACTAGAAATAGGTAAGAATCTATTTCCTTGAGTTTAAATATCTATGTAGGTTGTGTAAATAAATTTTTTTTTTTTTGCGTTTTTAATCCTCAAATTGTATAAAACAGAAAAATAGATCTGAATAACTGATTTCTCTGAAATGACTTTCAAAACTAAAAAAAATAAAAAATTTACTTACTAGTGGAGATAATTTTTAAACCTATACAATATTTTTATGGAGGGAGTTTATGTAGGGGTAAAAATCGCGTAAAAAAAAGAACTAAATATAACAAAAGTTGGAAAACGGATATTGAAACATCGTGAAACTTTTGAAACAAAAAAAGTGCGGAATGAGCAAGAAAATACAGCTATTTATTGTTACGATTAGATGTAGAGTAACTAATAACACAAGTTTTGCAAAATACCTACAAGATTGCTCAAATCGCTCTAAAAAGCGAGTTTGAAACAATTGAAACAATTTAGGAGCAAAATCGAGCAAAAAAGTACATTTTGAGCAATTCCGAACCAAGAAATATAAAGAAAAATATATAATAATAATAGTATGACAGAAAATGAAAAATACGAATGTGCACTTTGTAATTATTCTACAAATAGGTTATCTAACTGGACAAGACATATAAACTCAAAAAAACATAAATCATGTATTGATAAGAAAATAATTCTTGAAGAAAAATATAAATGTGAGACATGTAATTTTACAACAAACAGGGTTTCAAATTGGAATAGACATATAAATTCAAAGCGACATAAGACAAAAAAGTTAGCAGAACAACAAATATCTTCTTTTAATAAAATGGCCGATGATATAGATTTTGCAAAAAAGTATACATGTGAAGAGTGCGATGAATGCTTTAATAGTAGAACAACGTTATGGCGACATAAAAAGGCATGCAACGGAAAATGTGAAGAACTAACTAACGTAACAACAAATATGGATTCCCTTGATTTAAACAGTAAAGAAGGTAAAAATCTTATACTTGAAGTCTTAAAACAACAGGGAGAAACTATAAAGGCCATGGCACAAGAAAGAACTATGATGATGGATCAAATGAAATCTACTATTATAGGTAATAATAATAACAATAATAATTACAATAATAACAACTACATAAATATAAACATGTTTTTAAATGAAGAATGTGCGAATGCAATGTCAATTCAAAACTTTGCAAAAACTTTACAAGTGACATTAGATGATCTGGCAAAAAATAATAAACGTGAAGCAATATCAAATATTGTAATAAAAAATCTCAAACCGCTTTCCATAACTGAAAGACCAGTTCATTTTAAAGATAAAAAACAATGGTATATTAAAGATGAAGAAGATGGATGGAATGAAGATAATGGTGATAAATTAATGCAAGCAGCATCTTTTGGTATACAGAGAAACTGGTCAAAAGAGTTTGAAAAGGAGTACCCAACATGGAAACAAAATGAAAAGTTACGCGATCTTTATGTAAAGTTAGCAGGAACTAGTTGTTCTGATGTAACAGAGAGGGAGAAGTTAAATATATTGAAAAATCTTGCAGACGCATGTAATTTGCCAAAGAATGTTGATAAGATAGGTGAATAATTATTTTATCCAAACAATTTATAGTATTATGAATCGCAATTTTATTAGAAGAAATATTACAAGTATCTCTATTTTATTATTTGCCACAATCTACGGAATTATCGTATTAAGCAAACCTGGTTTTATGTATAATAAAGATGGTAGTTTGAGACAATTTGGTATAGGATATCAAAAAAAGACTATTTTACCTGCATGGCTTATTGCCATAGTTATTGCAATTATTTCATATTTTGGTGTACTATATTATATTTCCTTACCAAAGATGTTAATGTAAATATCATATCATAATTAATAAATAAAATTATAATATGATAATTTATTCGTGTGTTGAATAAACACGCTGATTTTGTTGAGTATTTAAGCTTTCTTCATGTGCAGCATCCATCTCTTCTTGGTACGCGGCATGCCTCTTTTTCATTTCTTCAGCATCCATACTACAAGCAGAATTAATAATATAATTGTAACTAACTGAAGTTACTAAAAGACCTGCAAGAATATACCATATATATTCAGCAACAACATATTTAAGTTGGACAAGAGAATAGAGTCTGTTTTTTAATTCTTGATTTTCATAAACACCTTTTTGGAATATACCTTTCATATTATTCCAGAAATAACCGAAACTTGTTGGTGTTATTTCATTAACAAGTAAACTCTTATCGGAATAAATATGAGCTAAAGCTTGTTCCATATATTCGTTTTGTGGATTAGCTTTTGCTCCTTTGGGATTTGGTTCAATAATATCGTTCATTATATCATTTAAACCAGCCATTAATGCAATACCATATCCAAATGTATTAGAAAATGGTGCAAGCCACCCTGGAAACATAGATAAAAGAAGAACTAGTATACCAAACATAAATCCCCATGGTAAAATAGTTGTTATAAGAGCAGTGCTATATTGTGGTGAGCCACAACTACCAGCTGTCAATGATAAATTAACAAAGAACTCACCGATAATAACCATTAATAAATAAATTATAAAATATGTTTTAGATGAACCACCAGTTTCATCTTTATTGTATTTTTTATTAAGATTGTAGTTTAGAATAGTGTAAATAGTAGTAACTATAAAGAAAAAAACCATTCCACCACTAGGATTTGTCATACCTGCTGAGTTAACATCCGTCATAATATATAAATAAGCATAAGATAATTTGAAAAAATAACAGCATTAATTAATATGGAGTATCCAAAACTGACAGAACCGGGCGTTAAATATTTTTTGTCACAATCATTGAAAGAGTGCAAAAAGTTTAAAGATCGTAATATTAGCATAATATTTAATTTAAGCATGGGTATTTTGCTAATTGTTTCAATATCTATGTTTTTAACATACAAGTATAGAGGAAGACCTAGTGCAGCAGAATTAGCTAAAAAAAACATAGAGAAACAAGAATATATTGTTTCAAAACTACAACAGATAGCTTTGATTAAACATAAAAACAATGACGACTTGATAACAGATTTACCTTTATGGGGGTAAAGTATGAAATTGTAGAGAAATATCTTTAGTTAAATTATACAAGAATGGATAGTGATACAAAAAAAGCTATAGAAGATTATTATAAACTTAAAAACGAGTATGAAACCAAAATTGATAAGCAACGAAAAAAAATAAGAAATGATAAAACCTTATCAAAACAACAAAAAAGAAGAAAGATGCTTTCATTGGTTCCAAAATGCATCAATTGTGGTAAATCAGGCGGAACAAAGTTTAGTATAAATAAAACAACATTAAGAGCAGTTTGTGGAAATACTAGTGAACCTTGTCCATTAAATATAGAAGTAAATCGTGGACTCTTTGAAGAAATATCAGAAACTTATAATTTCTTAACGAAAGAGAGTGAGTCTATTAAAGAGGATATTATTAAAACTAAATTAGATTTACTTTTTAACTATGTAAATGAAGATGATACAATAGCCAAGTTTGAAGAACTACGAGGAGAGCATAAATCAATTGAAGAAGCTATTATGGAATTGCAAGATAAGTATGAAAACATTATCCTTGGAAAAAGAAATGCAGAAGAGATTGTAGTAGCACGTCAAAATCTTTATGATTTAAAACGGCAACTAAATGATCTAGCTAAACAATATGAAGATACTGGCGATGAAGCATTAATTCAAGACATGGTAGAGATGTATATAAGAGATATACGTCCTGAGGCAGAAAAATTAAGAGATTTTAAATATGCAGTATCAAAAATAGAATGCAGTGATGGAGGTGAATATATGGGAGGTTGTGACGATGATATTAGAGTATTAGTGCAAGAACCATATACTCGTGAACAATCTGAAATATCTATAACAGAAGAGCCAGTTGTTATAGCAAATATTAAATAAATCTCACTACATATTAGATATGAGTAAACTAACAAAATTAATTAATTGGCCTGTGTTTATAGGCAGTTTTTTATTAGGTTTGATTTTTGTTCATTTATCAAGTGAGCCAAGTGAGAAAATATTAGTATATCCTACACCAATTAATGCTGGACATATTCAATATGAAGATAAAGCTGGAGTATGTTATGTTTATAAAACAATAGATGTAAACTGTCCCAAAAAGGGTGTGAAAAATATTCCTATACAGGAATAAATTATTACTATATATTAGATGTTACAAAAGTTACAAAAAGCTATTCATACAAAGTTTGGTCAAATAGTTATTTCCATAATACTAGGATTAGGTTTAGCAAGTATTTTTCGAAAAGCATGCGATGAATTAAATTGTTTAAGTTTTACAGCACCAAAAACAAGCGAAGTGGAAAAAACAATATATAAGCATGGAAATGATTGTTTTAAGTTTAAGGCAACAACGAAAAACTGTGATAAAAATGTGAAATCAGTAAGATTTGCGTAATTATGTTTATTATAGGATAAAATCATATAATAAATATGTCAATGGGAACAACAAGTATTGATTCTTTACCCGTTGGAGGAAGTAGTGAGAATATCACTTTACAAACTGAAGAGAAGAATGTAGTAATTGATAATAAAATGCAAGAACTACAAGCACAACGTGATGCTGAAATAAGTCAATCAAATGGACAACCACCATCAATGGATGTAAATGAGTTTGTAAATGGTTTGCAAAAAGCAACTAGTTCAGGTATGACACAACTACCTTCAAGAGATATACCTATAGATCAAAATGCAGTACTGAAAGATGAACAAGTAAAACCAAACTTTGTACCTGAAGGAAATCCAACAGACTATATCACAGAACATCAAACAAGTGAGGAAATTATCAAACAAAATGCAAAAAAACAGAAATCAGCTGATAATTTAGATGTAATATTTACCGAATTAAGTCTTCCAATAATGATTGCAGTATTATATTTTATGTATCAATTACCAGTAGTTAGACGTACATTTTTAAAAACATTACCAATGTGTTATAGCAAATCAGGAGAGTTAAAGTTGACAGGCTACTTAGTAAATAGCATTGTGTTTGGAGCAGTAATATATGCTGCTTCAAAACTATTAAACCAATTAAGTAGTTAATCTAACTTAGTAACAGTAATATTAGATAAATTAGCAAAATATGGAATCATGTCATCATTTCTATAATCATCAATATATTTAATTTCATTTATACCAGCTGCACACATAATTTTCATACAATTTATACATGGATAATGAGTTATATAAGCAGTTGCATTATTACATGAGACACCTCTTTTTGCACAATCAGTTACAGCATTTTGCTCCGCATGAACTGTCGCAATTTCATGCCCATTACGCATGACTTGTTCATGTGGAGCTCCTGGTAAATAACCATTATAACCTTGTGATATAATTCTATTATCTTTAACAAGCAAACAACCAACATGAAGTCGGTGACAAGCAGAACGTTTTGCAGTAACAGAAGTTATTTCTTTAAAATAACTATCCCAACTAGGGCGATCGTCAGACATTTATATTATTATTATTATTATTAAGTTTTAAACTTTTTACGCATAAAACATAATGGTTTTATATATAGTCTTATAAATGAACAATATTAAAGTTTTATCTGATTATATCAAGGCAGTTACAAAAAATGTTGTTATTGATAACACAATTGAATTAGATTTAGTTTTAAGTGGAGGAGCATTTAATGGTATGTTTGGATTAGGAAATATATTATTTATTAAACAACTAGAAAGAGAAAAAAAAATAAATGTTAATAGAGTATCTGGATGTAGTGTAGGTGCTGTATTAGGACTTGTTTACTTAACAGATAATTTTGATGAAACAAATAATGTTTTTAATAATTTGAAAAATTGTTTAAAAGAAAAAGGTAATTTAAAATGCTTAAAAAACATAATAGTAGAGGGTGTGAATAATATTTTTAAAACAGATGAAGAAATGAAGGAACAAATAAATGGAAGGCTTTATATAAATTATAATGACATATCAGATTGCAATTATTGTGTAATATCTGAATATGATAATAAAGAACATTTAATTGAATGTTTATTAAGATCAATGTATATTCCTTTTCTAATAGATGGTAACTTGAAAATAGACGACAAATATATAGATGGAATTGTTCCATATATTTTTAAAAACTCATCAAGAAAGATTCTTTATCTTGAAATGATGAAAGATTATACAGATATTATAAAATGTGTTGTCACACAAAATGAAAAAAACCAGCATTATAGAATACTACAAGGTGTAACTGATGCATCAAGATTTTTTACAAATGGACGTAGTGAAAGGTTAACATGGTATGAAGATTGGAATACTATTAAAATAATAAAACACAATATATTGTATTTATCTGCAATGATAATTGTAGTTTTCATTGATTTTCTCTCTTCGATTAATATTCCAAGTATTATTTGTAATAATAAACTTTATAAACTGTCTAGTACTGTTATAATCAAGTCATGCAAAGATATTCTGGGTAAATTAAATTATTAGGGATATGCTTTACAATAACATCTACTATATCTTACGTAAGGAATTAAACCATTAGGACAATAGCAAGGTCCTTTCGTCTCTAGAGGAGTTTTTGAACAGAAGTTTCTATTATACCCCTGATATATACAGTTTCGAAAAGAATCAAAGTTCTCAACCTTATTGAACAAGATAGAAAAGTGTTTGTAGAGAGAAAATGTCATAAAAGTCAAAAAAATTAATAATATATAATTTGCTATCATTTATATATTATAGTTATTTAAAAGCCTAGAATATTTTTTTTTCTAGTACCGCGTTTCTTTTTGTTTATCTTTCTTCGTGTCTTCTTTTTCTTATAATGTTTTTTTGCTTTCCCTGTAGCTTTGATCGCTTTCTTTTCTCCAGGTGCATATCGTAAAAACCATTCATCATACTCTTTTGAACCTCTTTTATGTTTAAGTTTTTCAAACATTTTGCTTTTTTCTTGTCTACTATCTTCTAGTGTTTTTTGATTTCCAACACATTTCAAGCTAAATCTTTTAAGAACACCTTTTTGTTTTAATCTATTTTTTGCTTGAACCTTGAAAAGATACTGTGACATACAAATAATTCTATCATGCTCATAGTATGGTCTATTAGCATATAAAAATGCAAGAAAGAAACTAAGCATAGTATCAATAGTAGCAACCTTGACTTTCTTACCACCAAATCTAATAATATTATAACTGTGACATGCTAGAGGTTTATATATAAAAGCTACTGTATCGGTGTCAATAGCAACTTCATAATGTTCTGATATAATTTCACCGAAACCAGGATGTTTATGGATTTTTACGTTTTCAAAACCTTCATCTTGTAGACGTTCTTTAAGAATAGTAGCAGATGTTTCAGGATCTTCAGATAATACGTCAAAATCAGGATTCTTTCTATTAAACATTTCTCTCTTGTTTTTTGGCATGTAATTAGAGTATAAAGAAGAAGCATATCCTCCAAAAAAGACTAGACCTTGATCAGTAAAGCTGTTTCTAACAATTTTATATATTTCGTTAGTTTCGTTATCGTTTCCTTCGAAAGATCTCATAAAGTCAATATGATTACATTTTGGATTAGCCATAGGATAATTTTTATTTAAAAGAACAAGTCTCTTAAGAACTTTTTCCCATCTACTAACATCACCTCTTGGTCTAGATAACTCGAGATACATACCCATTCTGAGATAATTAGGTGGAGAATATAATATGCCATTGACCTTTATAGCTTCTCTAGTTAGAGATTTGAAAAGCTCTTTTGGAATATATGTTATATCTGCAACAGGAATAAAATTAACATACACTTTAAATGTACCATGATGAACACCAGATTTTGCTTCAACATCTGTATAACCTGCTTCAGCATAAATATCAGCCAATTCTTTTGCATCTGTTAATGCAGAGTGACTAAAAAAGTCATAGTCAGGTATTTCTACATCTTTATTGTAAAATTGGTCTCCTACAGGAAGGATATTATTAATAGCAGTACCTCCATAGCAAATTAATTTTTTCCGACGAAGAAAGTTTTCTACAATGTCTATTATTTTTTTGACCTCTTCTGATTGAGCAATTTTTCTGCCTGCTTTTTCTTCCGCTAAATCAACGGCCATTCTTAATATAGCAAGCTCTTTTTCTTGAAATGTAAGATTTTTTTTACAAGCACTCATAATGTATATATATACATTTGATAAAATATACATTATTAATATTTCATAGAGTAATAATCAGTCTTAGTTTCTCTTTCTTTGTATGAGTATTCTGGGTTTTGTGGTGTTGGTGCAGGAACAGTAAGAGGAATAAATCGTAAGTTTTTAGGTTTAAGAATAAAAGCAGTACCAGCACTATCGAAAGTTGTATCATAATATTCCATATTTGTATCAAAGTTTTGTATACACATACCAACCATTTGGCATCCAAACTTCATAGGTAAAGATGGGTTAGCATTAGTATCACTAGGACCTATATCTGGTAGACAGATAGACATATTTTTTTTATTATATTCCACTACTTCATCCATATCTGGTGCAAACTTAATTCCATCTGAATATCTAAGGTTCCTCATAAAAATAGAGTTACTAGCGATATTAACATATTCGTCTAGAGGTGTGTCTTCAAAAAGAGGATTAGATTTATCAGCAATAATAATTACCTTTCCCATAAATGTTTTCAATGGTAGGGAACCAATATTTTTTCCATGATTTTCAAAACTATACTTAGGGCCAAGTAGGCGACTAGATAATGTCTTTTCTAAATCATCTGCGATGTCTTTATAAATTGTTTTGTTTTTGCTCATAATTCTAAGATGAACAATAAGTGGATCACCTGAATTAGGGCATGTTCCACCGGAAAATGCATAATCATTAATTGTTTGCATTGCTGAAGCAAATGGAACACTATTGTATGTTTCTTTAATAGAATAATCATCTACAGAAGATGTAGCAATAACAGGTTTATTGTTAACAGAGTAGACTTCAAAATCAAGGCATCTACAGCCTTGCTTGATACAATTTTTCAAAGCACAGATATTCACAAAGTCATTTTTATATTGACCAGCTGAACATGCGTTATAAGCTGTCTTAATATAGTAATCTCTCAGATTATGTTGAAACTCATGATTACTAGGATTTAAAGTATGTAATGTTGGAAACTCTGAATATAGTGCATCCATACTATTGCAATTGGATTTATTTAGTGTAGATTTATTCCATACCCAGGTAAGCATAAGTAAGATTATAACACCGCACATAATCAAAACAATATATTTACCTATGTTTGCATTTTTTAAAATACGTGTAGCTTGTTTGAGGTTGATGTTGTCCATATACTATATTAATGGATTAAAATAAAATATCTCTTATAATTTGTTTAAATATTATCCATATGAACTATATAATGCCTGGAGGTTTAATGAACTTAGTAGCTTATGGTAATCAAAATGTAATACTTAATGGCAATCCTAAAAAAACCTTTTTTACCACTACATATTCGAAATATACTAATTTTGGTCTACAAAAGTTTAGAATTGACTTTGATGGTCAAAGAAAATTAAGAATGACAGACCAGTCAATATTTGAGTTTAAAGTGCCACGTTATGGTGATTTATTAATGGACACATATTTGGTTGTAGATTTACCAAATATATGGAGTCCTGCTGTACCACCTGTATGTGGATCTAATCCTGCTGCTGCTACATATGGTTGGCAACCATACGAGTTTAAATGGATAAAAAACTTAGGTACCCAAATGATTGAATTAGTCAGATTTAAAATAGGAGGACAAATTATACAAGAGTTTACTGGTCAATATCTTTACAATTTAGTAGAGAGAGATTTTAATGATGCAAAGAAAGATTTATACTATAAAATGACAGGACATGTAACTGAATTAAATGATCCAGCAAATGCAAATGGGCGTGTTAATATTTATCCAACTGCATTCGTGGGGACAGGAAGTGATTATGACACAGCGGGAAATGAACCATCTATTCGAGGTAGACAGATCTATGTACCATTAAATATTTGGTTTACATTGGCATCAAAAATGGCATTACCATTAGTTTCATTGCAATATGTTGATGTAACAATAGAAGTTACAATTAGACCTGTAAATCAATTATTTACAGTAAGAAATATTAGTGATATAACTAGTGCAGCTGATCCAAATGCTGGTTACTATAGAAGTCCTAATTTTGCTGATCCTACTTACGAGTTTTACAAGTTTCTACACCAACCTCCTGGTGTAGATATAAATAATATAGAATGGCCAAGCAAAAGAACTGACTGGAATGCTGATGTACATTTAATTTCAACGTATGCATTTTTATCTGATGCAGAAGTAGAAAAGTTTGCAAGAGAAGAACAGCGATTTTTAATAAAAGAAGTATACACTAGGACTTATCATGATATTGTTGGTTCAAAAAGACAGGATATATTTACTCAAGGTTTAGTTTCTAATTGGATGTGGTTTATGCAAAGAAGTGACTCTAATTTAAGAAATCAATGGTCTAATTATACAAATTGGCCGTATGATTATTTACCATATAATGTTGATATGCCAGATGGAGGCACTACAAAGCCAATTGTTTGTGGAGGACAGGATTACTTTCCAAATGAAGATTTGGGAAGACAACCAAGTGGATTATTTTGGAGTGGTATATATAATCCAGCAAATCAAAAAGAAATAATGACATCATGGGGGTTACTTGTAGATGGAAAATATAGAGAAAATGTACTACCATCAGGTGTATTAAATTATATAGAAAAATATGCACATTCAAATGGTAACTCACCAGAAGGACTCTATTGTTATAATTTTGGTTTACATACAGATCCTTATGATTTCCAACCAAATGGAGCAATGAATATGAGTAAGTTTACAAACGTAACATTTGAAATAGAAACGATGCATCCTGTTCATAATGAAGATGCTAAAGTACAAACAATATGCAATAATGATGGTGATGTTATAGGTGTAGTAAAACCATCATGGGGAATATATGAGTACACATATAATATGACAGTTATGGAAGAACGTTACAATGTATTAGTATTAACAAATGGAATGGGTGGATTAGAGTTTGCAAGATAAATTAAAATAATTTTTATAAATTACTAAAATAAAAATTATTATTTAATGGTATATTTCTCTCTTGATATTATTTTCAAAGGTCTCAAAGACAAGGTTCACTTAATAGATAAAAGGTTAATTGGATAAGTTAGAAGTATGATAGAGAAGCTTTAAAAAGATAACTAAGAGAGAAATTAGAAAATAATAGGAGATTTGCAATCATTAGAAGCATATGGACCACAATTATTATATTTATTATTATTGTAAGATATTGTGGATTTTCGACAAGGATAATTTATTGTATATTTGTTCCCTTTTGGAGCATATTTAGTAATGTAATCACTAATTGCATCATTGAAAATATTAATGGTTTTTTGCTTTTCAATAATGTTATCGGTAGGATCATGTACAGCAGCAAAATACGGATAATTATTAAATATATGTCTATCTTTACTAAAGCCGTGTGCATATTCAGAAGCAGTAAAACCTTCTCTTACAAATCCTGGAGTGCCAAAATAAAAAACTTCTCCTGATAAGCAATTATGCTCTTTGGAAACATTTAAGATAACAGGAATTAATATTAAGATAAATACTAGAGGGAGAAAATAAATATCTTTCATCTATAATTTGCTGAGAAATAATAGTTTTATAATTGAATTAATATAGCATCTATATATAGTTATGAGTGATACATCAGCAATAGAGGCAAAAGCTCAAGGAAAAAATGATCCAGAAGAAAGAACTACAAATGATTGGGGAGGATTTGCAAAGAGTGTTTTTAAAAACTTATTTCATGTGATATTATTAATACTTCTTATAGTTAATACAATATTTTATGTACATAATGATAATATGGATTTATTTTTTCCTACAGAATGGGATAGTTATTTTGTCAATCCAAAAGAGAAATCCACTATGAAAGGAGGTGGACCAAATGGTAAATGTAGGCCACATGGTTTTTCAACTTCTATGAATATGAAGGGACCTTCTAGACCAAAGATAGAGTTTTTAAAAGAAATGGGTTTGGGTGGAAGTGTATATGGTTGGCCATATTCTATGTATGACAAAAATGCTGAACATGGAACATTTAAAAATTGGTTTGCAGAGGTTGTAGCAAAAACATATATGTTAAGTCGCGGTGCATGGAAAAAAATATATGGTTTTAAACCGCTAAGGGGATTACCTGACTGGATGTTTTTACTATTAGCTCCGGTTATGGCAATTGTTGGTATGATAATAGCTATGTGTAGCGGTTTAATAGGACCAATTATTTATGGCTTCACACAAGAATGGGCATGGGGGGTATTATGGACTATTCTTTGTCTACCTGTATTTATATTATGTTTATCATTACCATTTTTGCAAAAGTTCCTTTTCTTATTTTTAATAATGGGAGCACCATTAGCAATCAATTATAAAGAAGTTACGGATATAGCATTATGCAATAAGAATCTATTTGGTTTGTTATTCGGTGCTTTGGTAGTTGGATCAGCCTTCCAATATTTAGTTCCATCTGTGGGTTATTCTTCTATGATATTATGGATAATAATGGTTATTAAAACCATAATTGGAAAGTAATTTAATCTTTATAAAACAAACAGTATAAATATTAAATATCAAAAATATTAAAATGACTATGGAATTACCTTTTGTTAGTGTTTGCACACCTACTTTTAATCGTAGACCATTCATAGAGCATATGATTAGAAACTTCGATAGCCAAACGTATCCAAAAGAAAAAATGGAGTGGATTATTATTGATGATGGGACAGATAAGATAGAAGATCTAGTTAAAGATCACCCACAAGTGAAATATTATAGTTATGATGAAAAAATGCCACTTGGCAAGAAGCGTAATCTTATGCATAAGAAAAGCAAAGGAGACATATTGGTTTATATGGATGATGATGATTTTTATCCACCAGAGAGAGTAGCACATAGCGTAGAGATGTTAACAGTAAATCCAGAAGCATTATGTGCTGGTTCAAGTGAGATTTATATTTATTTCAAGCATGTAAAAAAAATATATCAGTTCGGACCATATGGACCAAATCATGCTACAGCAGGAACTTTTGCATTTAAAAGAGCACTATTAAAGGACAATAAATATGATGATGATGCAGCATTGGCAGAGGAGAAAGCATTTCTAAAAGATTATACTGTCCCATTTGTTCAGCTTGATCCTTTAAAAACAATTTTGGTCTTTTCACATGAACATAATACTTTTGATAAAAGAAAACTATTGGATAATCCTCATCCTAAGTTTGTAAAAGAATCTGAAAAAACAGTAGATATGTTTGTAAAAGATTCTGCTGTACGTAAGTTTTATATGGAAGATATAGAGGCATTACTAAAAGATTATGAACCTGGGCGACCATCAATGAAACCTGATGTATTGAAACAAATTATTGAGATTGAAGAGAAACGTAGAAAAGATGCAGAAGCAATGGCTAGCCGTCTTGCATCACAAGGCCAAGTATTAATTCAGCAAGGAAACGGTCCTCCACAAATGTTGAGCACGGAGCAAGTAGTCGGCCTTTTACAACAACAGCAAGGAGCTCTGCAAAATGCTGGACAGCAGATGCAACAGATGGGTGCAACAATTCAACAGAAAGATTATCTAATTAAGTTGATGCAGGATAAGATAAAAACATTGCAGGAAAAGCTAAATGAATATAAAGAAATGGTTAAGTTTCATGAGAGTGTGGAGAAAAAAGCAGGACTTTCTTTGAATATCAGTGAAAAGAAAGTGGCTTTATCTAGTGAGGCAAATTGATAATATAATATGCTTAAAGAGACAAAAATATATTATATACACCAATAAGAAGAATGCCAAGCAAAAAGCTAAGCGAAGATGATTTCGGAGAATATAATAGTAGAATGTCTAATGGAAATGGGTTGAAAACACGTAGACGTTGTTATTTCCCAACAAGACATGGAGGATTTTGTGTAAATGCTGTAACAGGAGTACGATATCCATATACTCAAGGTAGTTTTGAAGCACTTCGTCTATATCAAGTAATAGATTCAAGTGGAAAGTGTGATTCAAATGGCTATACTAGAACACGTTGGGATCCATCAAATCAGACACCTAACTTTCTATTTTATGATAGTCCAGAGCAATACTCAAGACATCAAAAGGTTGATATTAATCCAAAGAGCAGTTATCAGTGGCATATTGATGTAAAGAGAATGTTTCCAGATGATGTCTTTGATAAGACAGCATATATGGAGATTCGTATGAGAAAGCATAATGTTGGAGAAACACCAGTTAATGATAGCCAAGAGAGTGCAACAGTGGACACTCATGAAAATAGTGATGATGAGTGGAATTAAAAATAATATCAACAATAACTTTTATAGTTGTTATTATTAGAAAACTTATAAATCACAAATACTATCATCGTCATTATCAACAACCCGCTTAGTATATTTATCCAAGTATCTATAGATTCTATTTATATCTAGTTTTGATATATCGTATGATTCAAACATATTGTATATGTCTTCGTCTGGATAATTGTTCCTTAGTTGTAGGAAAAATGAAAACGTATCTTTTTTATCCATACCTAATTGTTGACATAGATTTTGTATAAAGAGAGAATTATTATATTCAGTACTGTATTTTGTTAGAACTTTTGTAAATCTTACTTCGGTAGGATTATATTTCGGCTTTTTTTCAAAAGTTTCGTGATACATTTTATTTGTATGAAATGTTTTTATTAATGAACTCATTTCATTAAATTGCCATATCTGCTTTTGAAATGTTACTCTATCAATATAATCAGCATAACAAATGTTATCTAAAGCTTTCAGGTAAAATGGAAACGCTTTTTCCTTTGGTATTTTAGAAAGAACATCTACTATATTTTCATGCCAAAGAAGTCCAACAATAGTTCTATCTGTTTCATTTAAACTCGTAAGATGCTGTGATAAAGTAACTTGATTATTTAATAATCTTTTAGTTATGTCTTTTGTATCTTCATTATATGATTTTGGTTTGAATATCTCCTTTATAATTTTGTTTTTTAGAAGGCTGTTATGATTAGAATATATTTTGTAAATAGCTGAAAACTTACGTAGATCACCTTGTAAATATTTTATTAAATTATCTGATGTTTCTGAATCTAGTAAAGGCATAGCTTTATTAATCAATGAAGTCATTTGTACATTTGAAGGTGTTTTAATTTCTATAGAAATACAAACCTTCATAAGTTCTTTAATTTTTTTATCAACGTGATAATTGCTTATACATATAATAGGATTTGCAGTTGAGTCCTCTAATTTTTGTTTCTTAGTTTTTTTTGGACGTATGAGTTTAATTAATGAATTAATACCTCCTTTATCGCCATTATTCATACCATCTATTTCATCCATGAGAATAGCAATCGGTTTATTTTCACGTTTAAACATATTTAAAATATTACGATCAGACATTGTTCTTTTAGTTATATTTTCAATAACACTTTTGTTTCTTACTTCTCCTGCATCATATTTGATTATGTCATATCCTAGTTCTTCTAATACGGATATAGCAAACTTAGTTTTTCCACTACCAGGTGCACCATAAATATAAATACCTCTTTTTTGTAAAAGATCTTTTTTATTATTCTGAAAATCTATTAGAGTTTTTTTCATTTTATCAACACACTGTTTTCTGTTCAAAATATTATTAAAATCTAACTTGTCCATTTAGTTCTTATGTATTTAATACCATTTTTTTTATGCCATTTTATACCTAATACCTCTGTTGCAACCATATTTATTAAATCCCTCGCTTTATAAGATTGTTGTTCAATTGCATAATTATAAATAAAATGTAAATAATCATAGTAAATAATATTTTTATACCTCCATCTTCTCATTTTTAGCCATCTGTTAATATTTTCCTTTATGATATGTCTAAGTATAAAAACATTATCATATCTTACTGTATCTCGAATATAATCTTCAAATCTATGGTCTGGTATCATTCTTCTTATTAAATGATTGTAATTATTGTAATTATTTTTATTAAGCCATACCAATGATGTAGGAGGTATATAGGATTTAATAATAGAAACAATTTCTAGAGGAAGACTTGTAATACTGGTTGTCATATTATATTAGTATGATATATCTTTGGACTATTATTAATTAAAGTTTAATTACTAATCGTCAATTTAATTATCATCAACAGGACATGCATTTTTGTTATTAGTTACACCATCCCAAGTAAGGTTGCATGCTTTAGCCCATTGATATTTTCTGCATAAACCATCATCGCCAGTCCAAAATGCTCCATTAAAATTCACTTCTTTTGGACATTCATCCAAACCAAGTTCCTTAACATTTACACAATTCTTTTCATTATCTAGCCAATAGTCGGGACAATCAGCTTGTACTGGTGGATAAGCAACATTGTATGTTGAATTGTAAAGAGAATAACCAATAAAGATCAAACAGATAATCAAAAGTATAATAGCTACGCCAATAGTAATTTTCTGAAAAGAAGCCATTCTATATATTTATTATTTATAATTTTTTTCTATCTGGTTAGTATAATGAATACTCAATGTTCAAATGGTAGAGTTAATATTATACAGCCTGATACTAGTGTAGTTTTTCAAATGCAGGATAGAATACCAGTTGGAGAAAATGATTTTGATTATCGCGGAGATGCTGTAAAAGGCAACTGGTATAGAACGCAATTATCAGATGCATTTTTCTCAGCAGAAAATGTTCAAATATTGCAAAATGGTATTAGAGCTGGTGTATATAAAATGTCTCAAGGGCAATATATTATTGGTACTCAGAGTGAAGATGAATTGAGAATTGTCATGAGAAGTATTTTTCTGCAATATTCTCAAAATCTCCCAACAAACATTAAAGAACAAATAGCAAAATTAAATAATCTAGTTTTGGACTATTCTGTTAGGCAAGTATATGGTTCTGCACAAGGTTACATGAAGTATAAATATGATGTAAGTCATATGTACGAACCTATTGCTAGGCCTGTCATGTCTAAAACTAATGATAAACAGCTTCAACTTAAAAAATGGTTTTAATATAAAGATGACAAAAGTAATTAACACTTATCTAGATTTATTGCCAGAAGAAATACTCATAATTATTTATAAAAAGGTTATTTATTCTATACTTACTTCTAGAGAGTTTGAAATAGCACATGCTTGGATGTCGTACCGGATTTCTAGAAAGAGAATTGTTGGTAGACATTACCATTATACTAGTTATATCGAACACATTCTATAATAAAAAAAATTATTTAGTTTTTATTATAAATTACTTGGTTTTCTTTTTTAGTTTCAACTTTGTTGACTTTTTCTTAGAGGATGACTTTTTCTTACTTTTACCTTTTGTCTTTGTCTTTGTCTCATCAAGCTTAGCTCTTTCAGCTTTATATTTCTTAAAATCTTCTTCCAATTCTGCAAGTTCATTCAGCCAGAGTTGTGTTTCACTTGTAGCTTTTAGTAGTTCAACTTCAGTTAGCTTACTATCTTTTTCTGATAGTAGCTTTTGTACATTTTCCTCAGACACAGAGTTCATTGGCATCTTCACAAGATAGTTATAATTATCATCACCATCAATAACATCATAATTTCGTCCAGACAATAGCTCAATAATCTCAGCATTTTTCTTTCTTCTCAAATCAATTTTATCATCAAGGTTTTCCATGATAAATCTTGCCTTATTAGACAACTTAAGTGCATCCCGTTCTAGATTCTCAAGCTGCGCTTTTTTGCGATCAACATACACAGCATGTCTAATTCCCAAATAATGATCAATGATATCCTTTGCATTATCGAACTTTTTCAATTTTTCCTTTTCATCGAACATATGCATATTTGTAATTGTTTGCGTTGTATACAGTTTCAAGCATTTTTCAAGGGCATTGCATTCATAATCTTCTGCTTTACAAACTAGTTTCTCAACTACACCAGGGGCGAAGGTAACCGTAATATCTACAAGTCTGTCTGTTGACATATCTACATAATCACGAATTACAGAAGACTTCTTTTTCTTTTTCTTTTTACTATCATCTCCACTGATTTCTTTTTCAAGAAACTCTTTGTAATCATCTGTCCATGTTCCAATTGGTAGCTCTGTTATCTGAACCTGGCGACAATCTAGAATCTTATAGCAACCTTTGATGAGATATTTTTGATCTTCTATCTTTTTAATCTCACCTTTGAAACCTTCATAATAAGGCTCAATATCTATGTCACTTGTGTCACCGTCTTCTAGTTTAGTTTTAACATACTGAATAATCTTACTTGTATTAAAGCTTGGAATATCAGTACTAAATCCAGTTCCAATACCTTTACTTCCATTTACAAGAATCATTGGAATAATTGGCGCATACCATACTGGTTCAACTGGTGTACCATCATCATCAAGATACTTCAACACTTTATCGTCATCATCACGGAATATGGTGCTAGTAATAGGATTTAGATATGTGAAGATATATCTTTCAGATGCTGAATCAGAACCACCCTTCAATCTAGTACCAAACTGACCGCTAGGAACTAAAGGGTTAATGTTATTGCTTCCAACGAAGTTTTGTGCCATATTAACAATTGCACCATTCAAACTAGCCTCACCGTGATGATATGAGCTGTGTTCTGAAACGTATCCTGAAAACTGTGCAACTTTAATCTCATGCCTAAGATTTCTCTTCTTAGCTGCGAACAAGATTTTTCTCTGACTAGTTTTGAGTCCATCCATAATATTTGGAATTGACCGGTCACAATCATACTTAGAGAAGTGTATCATCTCTTTTCCAATAAACTCTTTAAAAGTTACTTCAGACTCATTAGTATTCATATAAAGCTCGCGATCATATCCCTCAAGCCAGGTTTTTCTGTCGTCAGCTCGCTTCTTATTGAATACCATATCAATAGCATCTTTACATTCTGCGCCACTATCATTAAATACAACTACTTTCTTTCGCTCAAAGTACTCCTTGAACTCTTTTGCTGTAGAAGTACCCAAACCTTTGTAATACTTTACCTTCCAGCCTTTTGTTTCATTATTAGATTTCCATTCTTCATATTCACCATCATTATAGAACACTAGTTCATTTGAACCTTTACGTGCTTTCAAGATAGGAGTATTCATAAATCCAATAAATCCAGGAATAGCTAGAAGTGAACGCCATTCAGTATCAAACATGTTAATACATAGGCCTTTGATATGAGTACCATCTAAATCTTGATCAGTTAGGAATAGTACCCGCCCATAGCGTAGCTTAGCCTTAGCAGTAGCAGCAGTATATTTCTTTCCGCTTTCAAGACCAAGAATCTGTTTGATATCATTAATTTCATTATTATTCGCAACACTTTTCTGAGAAGCACCTCGAATATTCATCAACTTACCTCGAAGTGGATAAACACCAATGATATTTCTATCTTCTTTGGATAGACCAGAAACTACGCCAGCCTTAGCTGAATCTCCCTCAACAAGCAAGAGTGTGCAGTTTTCACTGGTTGCAGTACCTGCCTCGTTTGCATCTACAAGCTTAGGAATACCGCGAACACTTTTAGTTTTAGAACCATCTGTTTTCTTAGCAAGCTTGTTTTCTTTTACCTCAGTTAGAGCACATGCTGCTTCCATAATTCCTAGTTTTGCAACCTTTTCAATAAACTTGTCGCTGACAGTGCATGTCGAACCAAACTTAGAATATGGTGTTGTCATGTAGTCTTTAGTTTGACTATCAAATGTAGGATTTTCAATATCACATCTTACAAACAGCATGATTTGTTCCTTTACCGTACTAGACTTTACAGTAATCTTCTTTTTCTTAGCAATATAAGCAATAAGCTTGCGAACAATCTGGTTAAGCAGATAGTCAACATGCTTTCCACCCTTACCAGTGAAGATACCATTCACAAATGATACTTGAGTAAACTCTTCTTTTGGTGCTACACAAACTGCATATTCCCAGCGATCATTACCCTCTTCATATATCCGCTTTGTCTCACCCTTGCTTCCAATATAGAGATCAATATATTGCTGAAAATGTTTGATTGGTAGTATTTCTCCATTAAACTTGACTTTGACCTTTTTGTCTGTAACAGCAGCAATATCATAGACACGTCGTCTAAATAAGGCTAGCATATCAGCAGACAATCCAGATTCACCCAACCGCTTGTAATCTGGTTTGAAAGTAACAGTTGTATAAGGCTTTCCACGATATTTTGTGATAACAGGAGGTTTAATAACACTCAAATTATCACTGAACTCCTGAACATATTTTAGGTGTCTTACATGATCAACTGTCTCTACTTTACCCCATGTAGACCAGATAAGTACCAACTTAAATCCAAAGCCATTCTTTCCACCAACAATTTTCTTTTCTGTTTTATCATAATTAGTAGAAGTTCTTAGATGGCCAAAGATCATTTCAGGAATCCAAATATCGTGCTCTGGATGCTTAGCGACATCAATACCATTGCCATCGTTAGTCATAGTGATTGTGCCATCATCAGCAATGTCAAAGTCAATGTGGGTTACAGGAAGAGCATTGGGTTTACACATAAATACGGCCTGTTGCTGTCTAACTTGGTGGTCACGACAGTTTACAACCCCTTCGTCAAATAATTTATATAGCCCTGGAATTATTTCTAGTTCTTTATAAATAATCGATTGCTTTTTAGTGTCAAATATATATGTCCCGTACTGAGTCTTTTCCATAGACCCAGTATAGGTGTCTGGATTGTCCAATACATGCTCCCTGTCAGATTTTTTCTGGTATTTTTTTGCGAGTCCTTTAGATTCTGCCATTGTTTCTCAGTGTGTGTATTTTTGTTTTACTTTTAAGTTGTTTCAATTTTGCAAAAAAGATGATTTTTTAATAAAATTATAATTTAATAGAATATGGCATATACACCAGCAAATAATACTGATTTTAATAATGCATTAACTTATTATTTTGACACTACAGGAACAGCTAATCTTCCAGGAGGAACCAATTCTACAGCCGCGAATGTAGGTCAGTTTAATACATCAACTTCCAATAAAATCGGAGATTGGGACACATCAAATGTTACTAATATGTCTAATGCTTTTTCATCTTCAGGAAGAAAGACGTTTAATGAAGATATTAGTAAATGGGACACATCACAAGTTACTAATTTTACCGCGATGTTTAAATCATGTCAATTTGGTCAAAACATTAGAAAATGGACTGTCTTGTCTACTGCTACTCTAACAAATATGTTTGAAGATAGCTGGATTTTATTTGCGCAAGAATATATTTTATTAGAAAATGCATGGGCCAGTGATAATATTAATTTAATTTTGGGACCTTATGGAGATTCAACAAAACACGGAACACCAACATATAACTTTTTTAATTTGACAAAACCTCAACTTTATTATGTTAAGGTTGAATATCAAGCAGGAACTACTTATCAAATTGATCAAAATAAAGTTAACGCATGGTATACTGATATTGTTAATAATAACGGTTCATGGGCAAATACAGATTATATAACTATACAATGTGATAAACTTCAATTTACTGAAAATGTTAATTGGTATCATTTTTTAAGTATTGAAATTATTGATCCTGGAATTGAGATAGATGGCCTTGAATACACAATAAATATTATAAAAGCACCATCTTCTTCAGGATTACAATATCGTATTAAAGATTATACAAGCACAACAAAAGGTGTTTATACAGCATTTAATGGTCTTATAAGAAACGGAAATAAATTAATAGGTTCAGATGGTAATGGTGGAACTATTAAAAATATTAGACTAACCTTATCAGGTCAAGGGGAAGGAGTATCTAGTAATATGACGTTAAATATATATTCGGGGTTTTTATTGCAAGAGTATACTAATTATAATTCAACATATGATTTAACTGTAAAGAATTGTTTAATTAAAGCAAATAATGGTTTTCATATTGGAGCTTCTGGCAATGAAGGATTTTTGCCCGATAGAGAAAACAAATATTTTTCCAATCCTAACTTGGCTCAGCAAGGAGGCATTTCAGGAAGATTTTTGAATAGTGAATCAACATCAAATGTTACTATACAGAATTGTCAATCTATCGTATATATTGAAAGATCATCTTCAGGACTAGTAGGAAGTTATGCAAATTATAAATCTACTGGAGGTCACATTCTTGTAAAAAATACAAAAACTATTGTAAAGGATGATATGGGCGGAACATACTCTGGATTTTTTGGTCAGGGTTGTAACGGAGATGCTAATGGCGGCTCGATAGAAATTAATGCATGTTACGCAGTTTTTGAGGGAAAATCTATGAACGATGGTGATACATTTGCTGATACATATAGTGCATTTTTTCATAGTAATACTGCAGTAGGGGCCAATTCTTCAACATCAACTGAAATTAAAAACTCTTATTCAGTAAGAAATGATAGTCATCCAGACAGAATTGCTTCTATTGCATCTTCTCGAGGAAATGCTGGTAAAATAACAGTTACAAATTGCTTTGGTTCTCAGAATACACATTCTAGTTCTGGTGCTATAATTGCAAATAATGATATTTCTTTACTTAATAAAGGATATTTGAATAGTTTACCAACAGCAGATTTTATAAAAGATACAGCAGGTAGTACACCAAGATATCCTCGTTTAAACGTATTTCAGTATCCACCATTTAATCCTGTTTTAAATAGTAAGTATGCAAATGAAGTCAATTACGGATCAATAAGTATTTATTATCCAGACAATAATACTGATTTCTATGCAGCATTAGCTTATTATTTTGATGAAAGCACTACATTTATAACAAGTACAACAAATAATGCATCAGCTAATAGCATTGGAAAGTATAATAATGATTATGCAAGTATTATTGGATATTGGAATACAGGAAATGTTACTAATATTGATTATATATTCAATACTCCATCAGGAAGGAATAGTTTTAATCAAGATATTAGTAAATGGAATACAGATAAAGTAATAAGTGCTCTTGGAACATTTTATGATTGTAACTTATTTAATCAAGATCTTTCTACAAAATATGATGCTACAAATAATAAAATTGCATGGGATATTAGTAATTGCAGTAGTATTAGATTTATATTTTTAAATGCAACTAATTTTAATAATGGTGATTTATCTGGTGTTTCTACTACACCATTAAATTGGAATACTAGAAAGGTAGGTGATTTAGATCAAGTATTTTCTGGATGTGAAGCATTTAATCAAGATATAGGTTACAAAAAAGTAGCTGTTAGTATATCTGGTGGAACATATGAATATTATCAATGGGATACAAACAAAGTAACTAATATGGGTCAATTATTCAATCGTGCAAAAGTATTTAATCAAGATATTAGTAAATGGAAAACAAACAGTTTAACTAATGCAACTGAACTTTTTTATAATGCAGCAGCATTTAACCAAAACGTATCAACTAAGGTAAGTACAGACGATGATGGTAATAAATATATTGCATGGGATATGAGTGGTGTACAAGAAATGTTTCAGTGCTTTAGTAGGGCAAGTGCATTTAATAATGGTGAAGTCGGAGATACTGCATCATCTCCATTAAGTTGGTGCATTGATAATGTAAAACATGATAAAATGTGGACTTTATTTGAACATGCTTCTAAGTTTAATCAGGATATTGGAACAAAAAGTATTACTTTAAATCTTCCTGTTTCAACATTTACATACACACAGTGGGATGTTTCTGGTATAACAGATTTCACAGATCTTTTTTTTAATGCATCAATTTTTAATCAAGAATTAACTAGCTGGAATGTTAGTAATGCTAGAAAAATAGATAATATTTTAAATGGTGCAAATGCATTTAATAATGGAGAAGTTGCAACAAATACAATGTCAAACCCATTAAATTGGTCATTTCCAATATTGTCTTCTATGAAAGGTGCATTTTCATTTATGAATAATTTTAATCAAGTATTAGGTGCATCAAATTGGGATGTTTCTGCAATAAGTGATATGTCATGGATGTTTTCAGCAAATTATAAAATGACAGATTCAGCTGTCGCTGGATTAAATACATGGGATGTATCCGGGGTTACAGATATGCAATATATGTTTCATGAATCTAGTGTAATTAATGTACCTGGTATAGCTAATTGGAATACACATAATGTTACAAATATGAGTAACATGTTTTTATATACCAAGTTTAATGAAGATATCAGTAGTTGGAAAACTTCAAAAGTGACTAATATGGAAAATATGTTTTATGGTGCATCTGATTTTTCACAAAATATACGAGTATGGGATGTTTCATCTAGTGTAAATGTTACACAGATGTTTTATACAAGTCCTATAACTTCGCTTTCCAAATATACAAATATTCAAGACGGTTGGACAAACTTATCTCAAGGTACGCCAAATGCATTATACTTTTTCAATTATGATGGAATAATGAATACAATGCAATTTCACCAAGCAATAGATTATTATTTTACCGATTCAAGTGTACCTCCATCAGGTTTTGTTACTAGTGAAATTGGGCGAGCAAACCTAACAGGTGAAAGAGCTAAAATAGCATTATGGAAAACAGATAGAGTAACAGATATGAGTAATTCTATAACACCAACAAGATATGGTTTGGGAACAAGTGGTTTTCCTTATAGAAGAATATTTAATCAAAATATTGGAAATTGGAACACAGAAAATGTAGTTAATATGAGTAATATGTTTAATGGTTGCGAATATTTTAATCAAAATATTGGAAATTGGAACACAAATAAACTAGAGAATGTCTGCTTTATCTTTAATAATGCAGAGAGATTTAACAAAGATATTTCAACAAAAACAGTGGGTGGCTATGTTGCATGGGATTTGAGTAATTTAAGAGTGGCAGAAAATATGTTACAAGGAGCAAAAGAATTTAATAATGGGGAAGTTGCAACAAATACAATGTCAAACCCATTAGATTGGAAATTAAAAAGTATAAGTGATAATCCATATGTAGATGGTATTGCTTTAAAAGGTATGTTTATGAATTGTCAAAACTTTAATCAAGTAATAGGTGCAAGTAGTTGGGATGTCAGTAATTCAAAAGATTTTTCTTTTATGTTTTCAGGATGTAGTAAGATTAGTGATGATGCATTGAGTGGATTGAATACTTGGGATACTCAAAATGTAGGACAAATGGAAAATATGTTTCAAAATTGTAGTGATCCAAGTTTTGTTAATCCTGGAATATCAAAATGGAAAACAACGAATATAACATCTAGTGAAGGGATTCAAAGGATGTTTTCAGGTGCAATATATTTTAATGATGATATTTCAACAAAAGTAGTAGATGGATCTTATGTTGCATGGAATACAAAAAATATTAAAAGCATGAAAGAAACATTTTATAATGCTTCCAGTTTTAATGCAGATATATCAGGATGGAATATAGATAATGTATCAGATCTATCTGGGACATTTGATGGAGCTTCGTCATTTTCTAGAAATATTAATACAAAAGTTGTTTCTAATGCAATAGATGGAAGTTATATAGCATGGGACTACAAAAATGTAACTAGTATGGAGGCAATGTTTAGAGATGCAATAAACTTTAATGCAGATATATCAAAATGGAGAACAGATAATGTTAAAACAATGAGACAGATGTTTATGAACGCAAAAGCATTTACAGGTGATATAAATACAAAAACAGTAACTGTAAATCCAGTATTTGTTGCATGGGATGTTTCTAATGTTGTAGACTTCAGTGAAATGTTTAAAGGAGCATCAAGTTTTAATAGTTACATTGGAGATTGGAATACTAGAAGTGCAAAGAATATGAATAGAATGTTTCAAGATGCATCATCAATAGATCAAAACTTGAGTAAAAAGTATGTTCCATCATTAAATTATATTGCATGGGATGTTTCTGGCGTAACAGATATGCAGTATATGTTTTACGGTGCAAGTAATTACAATAATAATGGATTTCCGTTAGAATGGAATATAGATTCTATAAGTGGAGATGCAATAAAAGGTATTTTCAGAGATGCAAGTAATTTTAATGTAAATATAAATACTTACTCTCTTGCAGACGGGACAACATCATGGGATGTATCAGGAGTAACAATTTTTTCAGAGATATTTGAAGGAGCATCAAGTTTTAATAATGAGTTAATTTTTTGGAATGTAGAAAATGCATTAGACATGGAAAGAACGTTTAAAGGGGCAACAAGTTTCAGACAAGATATAGGTAGTTGGTTTCAACCCCAGCCGCCATCATTTACACCAGCATTACAGTCAATGAGTAATTTTATTGCTAGTGGCGGCACCACAAATGGATTAAAAGAAATGTTTAAAGGAGCAAGTAATTTTTTAGCATGGGCAAGGGAATGGGAAGTTCCGACAAATGTAAATATAGACAATATTTTTGATGGAGCTAGCGACATGAGCGACTGTTATTTCTTACGGAGAAGTGAAACAGGATACAACTCTACCCCTGAAAGACGTTTTTTTAACTATAATTATCTGTTCGACCCAACACTAACATGGACAATTAGTTATCCAAATTACTATGAAGATGATGAAAATCTTGCGGCAGTAATTGCACCAGCAACAACAGAAAATAGTGGAAATAAAATAAGTTTACCATATAATCTGGTTTTTGGCGATGTTATAATTAATAGTAGTTGGGATAGAACAGCATTTTATTCTACTTCTGCTAATAACCCTTCTAGTTTAAAAGTAACAGATAGTAGTAACATTTATGGTGCTGAAGATATTGCTTATAAACCTATTACTGATAATGAGAAGGTAGGATTAAATGTAAGAATCAATTTTATGGATTCTGACACAAATAGTATGCTTTTTATCATTCCAATAAATATTAATCTAGATTATGGTTTATTGCCTATTCCTCCTGAACCAGAACCAGTACCACCACCACCTAATAGAAATATGGCATGTAGTAAAAGAAATAGAAGATGTAAAAGTTGGTTAGATAATCCAGAAAAGCAAGGTAATTTTTTTAATGGAAATACAAATCAACCAAACTTTATGGCAGTAGATACATTTAGATATAGTAATTTAGTAAATTATGCGTCTGCAAGAAATGCGGGTAAAACAACAAGTGTATCAGTAGATTTGAATGTTTTTGGAAAAAGACAAGGTGCCGCAGGGGGATCTGGAATGCGATTAAGAAACAAGTTTTGATTTTAGCCATTTATTTTCTCACAATAAGTTATAATGACGAAGCGAGTACACAAGTCACAAGATGGTAAATACCACATTCACGGTAAAAAGTACGAAATGCTAACCGGATCTCGTGCACAGGTTCACCATGGCACTGCGTACAAGACCTCCGGTGGTCTTACTGCAAAAGATCTAATGATGAATAAACATGGACGTATTGTATCAAAGAAGAAACATGCAACTGCAAAGAGAGAAAAGCGCCTTGAAAAGGCTGGATACAAGCCAAAGAAAGGTAAGTTTGTTGTTATGAGAAAGAGCATGAAGAGCAAGAAGCACAGCAAGAAGGCTCACTCCACCAAAAAGCACCGCAAGAAGGCTAAGGGACACAGCCGCAAACACCACACTAAGTAAAAATTTAAATAATTTTTATTAATTCATAAAATTATTTAAGAAGTTAGTGTTCATTTTCATTATTTTCTTCTACATAGTAAGGGATCCTCATACGGATTCTGTTAAGATTTACTACATTACAAGGAACACGATTAATGTATTCAATTATTTCTAGAACAGGATTATTTGGAAATGCTACATTAAATATTTGTTCACGAGACCAATCATACAAATCATCTAGAGTAAGATGAATCTCTACAAGGTTTGTAGGAATGATATGTAGATTATGAAATACGGGAAGCATTATAAACCCATTTGTTACCAAGTCAATTCTATCATTATCTCCAAGCCAGTTAGCAATTCGTGCACGACTCCAATGGTGTGGAATATTTGCTCGTTCTTTTATAATTTGTAGAGCATCCGAAGTAAAGAAGTGCGCTATAGGCATTGAAACAATAGAAAGCTCTCCATTGTTAACAATGTTTTCATTAGGTCCTATGTTGTTATTAAGAATATTAAGTTGGTTATTTGTGCAGTGCTGTGCCATGTTATTTTGTATATTAAAGTACTTATGGTATTATGTACATTTCAATTTTATACAGTATTAGTCCAGAAATCGGTATTAATTTCACCATCTTCGTCTATAAAAGATTCCATTATATCTCTGGCTATTTTTTCGAAACATCTCTTGCTCATAGTAATAAGATTCTCTTTTCTATTTGTGTATAGTTCATAACAATCAGTCAAGTATGTAAATTGCATATTATTATTAGATTTACACTGTTCTAGAAAAAGATCGATGTCAGTTTTTTTGTCCCATTCACTACAACGAATATTTAAAACATATTTGCATTCTTCTGTAACTACTTCGGGATACATATAATGTATAAGTTCCAAAATAAACTCTTCGCTGCAATGGAAACTGCTTTTGAAAAACGAAGATTTCGAAAAGAGAGTAATAATTTCATCGATTTCAAGTTCAGGAGCTCCAATATCTTCCTTCATACAATTATCCCAAAAGTTAACAAAGCTGCTAACTACTGGTAAATGAGAACTAGTTATATCTAAATAAATATCATTTTCATTATCATATTGCATTTTTCCCTTGAACATAGTTGTCAAAGTATCATAAAAGATTATATTTGGCATATTTCTTTCATCAAGCCACTTTTTCCATACAAATATCATATTTTTACTTTTAATTTTGGCTCCGCTGCAAGAATAAAGAGCATCTTGAATAAATGTATCAACAAGAGTTTCCGGTGTCTTATTACTCAAAAAAAGAACATAGTCTTTAAGGAAAGAGTCTTTTGAATGATTAAGATAATTATCAGAAGATTGATATCTTTCTGAATAATGTTTTGCAACACATAGCAAGTCAATAATGTATTTAGACAACCGATTATCTACGCTGGTAATATTATTACTAGGTATGCATTGCAAAAATCTACATTTAGCATAATCATGTGCATAATACTTTAATTTAAAATTACTAAGAATACTTGCAGATCCAAAATGAGTATAATAAACAGTTTCTATCTCTCTGATAAGATCTTTTAATTCAGATGGAACGATATATGTATTATTTTTATCGCCTCTTATTGAATCACCAACAGAAGCTAAAAAATGCTTTGCACTATTTTTACTTACAAAAAAGTTAGGATAAAGATTATTAAGAATATTTTGTATAGTTTTTGATTCAGGGATTGCATCAAGAGGACATCTGTCACGTAATCTTTTCATGATATTAATTTTAATTTTGTGTTTCCATGGAACCAAGTTTTTAGAGTGTGTGATGGATGTTAAAATCTGGTGCTGTATATCATCTTCACTATAAGCAACAAAATGCTCACCATTATAATGTAGGTATAGTTCATTTCTAAAGCAATAGAAGTAGTTTCCTTTATTTAAAAATCTTTCTGTGAAACTATCGGCATCAGCAGATAATTGTTCTCGTCTCTTTGTTCTTTTTTCATTATCAAGTTTGGCCTTTTCAAGACCTGCTGGTAAAATATTACAAATATAATTGTCTAATCTATTGAGAACATATTCATTTCCAACATATTTTTCATATAGTTCGGTCAGTTTATCATGTATTCTCTCTTCCATAATTACTAATTAAAAAAAGATGTTTCTAATATGTTTAATAATAAAATATTAGAGATGCGTTTGTTTTCAAATAAACAGTTCATTCATAAGCATTTAAAGGTAGCTAATAGAAATTACATATAAGTGATGTCTGCATCTTCTAAAAATATTCTAACAATTCAGACTGTTCAAATAGCACCATTTAGAACGCTTATGACAGCTCTAAAGGATATTCTCCTAGAAACAAATATAACATTTACACCAGAAGGAATTAAGATTATAAATATGGATAAGTCACATACAATTTTGGCTCATTTATTCTTGCATGCCGATCGTTTTGAGAGTTATGAATGCAAACAAGATAAAATTATTATAGGTGTAAATATGCTTCATTTATTTAAGTTAATTAATACAATTGATAATGATGATACATTAACCATTTATATTGAGGAAGGAGATTCTACTTCACAAGGAGTATTCTCTCATCTTGGTCTAAAGTTTGAGAATGGTGACATTAAACAGCAAAAGATTCAAAAATTGCGTCTTATTGAGCCAGATCATGAAGAACTTGATGTTCCTGATGTTAAGTTTTCGTCTGTATTGAATCTTCCTTCATCTGATTTCCAAAAGATTATTCGCGATCTGTCTTGTATTTCTGATAAGATTGAAATTAAATCTGTATCAACAAGTGATGGCGCGGAATTAATATTTAAGTGTAGAGGTGGCTTTGCAGAAGCTGAAATTAGACGAGCAGAATCAGATGGAAGTATGGAATATGTACAAAAGCAGGAAGCTGATAAGATTATTCAAGGAGAGTTTTCATTGAAGAACCTTGGTTATTTTATTAAATGTACAAATCTATGCAATCAAATTGAGATTTATCTAGAGAATAATCTTCCTCTAGTTGTTAAGTATAACGTAGCATCTCTTGGAGAGATTAAATTGGGATTGGCACCATTGCCATCTAGCTAGATAAAAAATAAATCAATTAATACTAATATGTGATATTGCAAATACTTTTGGAATGATATTATTATTAATTATAATATGGCGTTGATATTACCATGCATAGTTTGATTGCATGCTACCTGGCTTAATTCTAACGTCATCTGAATCGACGTTTATATAAATCCAAAGATTAGTTTCTGATGAATAAAGGTATCTTCCTTTAAACTTCTTTGGCAAATCGTCGAGGGTTTTTACAGCAGCAGCTTTTTCAATCCCTCCACATAAAAATGATATTATCTCGAGTTTACACCACCTGTACTCAGACTCGAGATAATATTCTAGTTGTAATGAATTATTCGACGCCATTATTATTACATTAGAAAAGTATTTTAAAATTAGCTAATATTACAGAAAAAATTATTGGGTATATTTTCTAACATTAGATATACTCAATTGTTTAATATTCTGGATTATGTTTTTTAAATAGGCACCTATCTGGTCCAATTCCAGGAGGTACATCGTTAATAATTGTTGGATCTTGTGTATTACAATCCGCCATCCATATTTTTATTACGCAAAAGTTTTTCTTAGGGGAAATTGTAATTCCATTTATAGACTTACATACATTTGGTGTATTAGATAAGGTTTCTCCTACAAGTGAGTAGGTAAGATTCTTCCATGTTTGAGGAACAATCTTGTTACTGACTTTATACGAAAAGCTTCCACCATTCTTGTTTTTATCATCCTCCCAAGTTGGCTTGATTCCATCTCGCATAATAAACAACATGCAGTTGCGGATCATCTTATGAGGCAATGTCTCTGTTATACTTATTATGCCTTCCATAGTATTGATATCCTGAATCTTCTTGTAGCTCTTAATTGACCAGTCCGTATCATGAGGCAAATGTGCCCACACTGTCCATGTGTCATTCAAAGTATGGACTTTTTCTGTGTATTTCTCAGAATGTGTATCTTGCTCCATTGTTACTACAGATCCTTCCATTATAGTATATACAATCAATTTTTCCCTTTATATTATTTTTATTCATCCTTTGCTTTATTAGTATTGAACCAACTAAACAATCCTGAGTTATTTTTCTCCATCTCTTTTTTTGCTTCTGTATCTTCATCATTCTCTTTGGATTCTAAAGTTTTTACATCATATCCATTCTCATTCAAAACTATGTATTGATTTTTGCTGAATGATACCATATTAACATTATCATCAATTGTACTTATTGTATAATCTTCGCTTAAATCAATATCTGGCAAAATCCAGCCCAAGAAACTTTCACTAAATAATTCATTTCCAATCATATAAATATTCCCCTTTGAAGACATATCTATATCCACGTCGTCTTTGCCTTCACGCTTTAATGATACACTTATAAAATGAACATTTGATTTCTTAAGACCTTTATCCATTATATCATTCACACTGTCCCTTATCATAACTAGTTTATCTGACTTGTTGTTATCGTCATAAATCTCATATGTTACTTTATTATATTCCTCAGAAAAATCATCTTCCTCATACTTTAGTGCCTCCAAATAAGACATTGATGATACTTCTACACCGTTCAAGTAAAATCTTACATCAGGTCGTTCTTTTTCTGGTAAAACTACTGTAACCCATGGATACAAAATATTTTCAACTCTCTCATACATCATTGTTGCTCTTGTTTGACATCTAACTGCCCACCATGCAGTATCTGTTATTAATCGATTTAACGTAATTGGATAAAAATTATTCCAAATATAATATGCAATCCCAGTGGTTGTTGCGACACCAACCGTATAAAAAAACTCGTGTAAACTCTGATTCATAGTTTCTGTATGATTACTACTCATATATTTTAAATTGATATGAATAGTTTAAATCTTTTACGTTATTATTTTTGTATTCAATAAAAATACAATAATAATCTAATTGTAGTTGTTAATATCACTAGGAGTACCACTATTATAATTGTTTGGATCATAACTATCTGCTGTAGTATAACTTCCTGGTGCTACCTCTTGTTTATTTTCATAAGGCTGATTTACTCCATTTTTTGTCACAACAACAACATTTTTGTTTTGCTCTGCATTTGGGTAATCTACTTGATAATTTAGATTGCCTGTAGAAGGTGATAGACCAAAAACAAATAATAGAATTGTTGTTATTACTGTCATCATAATAAATGGTACAAATACTATAAACCATGAAATTATTCCTAAACCACGATTGCAGAACGCATTTAGCACTACAGTAAAAATTATCATTACTATAAACTTAAAAAATGCTGTATTATACATATTTTTAAATATATCTATTACTATTTGCGTTAGTGAAAAGACTACATATAATAATGCCGGTGCACATATATTTCCAATCATTCTATAGTATATCTAAATATTTTACCTTTATTCAAAGAGTTCGATCTCACCATCCTTAATTACACCGACCTTTGGCCCAGGTGATTCATCTGGCAATACTTCGTAAATATCTCCATTCATCTCTGATTCATCATTACAGTAATATTCCATTGGATTGCCTTCATCGTCCTCTAGTTCAAGAACATACAATTCTTCTTCGCTTTCTTCTTGTTTGTCTTCTTCTACTTCATTCGTAGGAGCGGTTCGAGGTTTTGATGGAGCATCTTCTTCATCACTTTCCTCTTCCTCCTCCTCTGCATCTTCCTCTTCAACGTCTTCATCTTCCTCATCATCCTCATCTTCCTCATCTTCCTCTTCAACGTCTTCATCTTCCTCCTCTTCATCACTTTCCTCTTCATCCTCCTCTGCATCTTCCTCCTCATCCTCATCTACATTATCGTCTTCCTCATCATCCTCTTCATCTTCAACTTCATTATTATTATTTTCGGATTTATATTTTTCTTTAAAGAAGGTCTCTTGCTCTTCAACACCAGCCAGTCTTTCCTTTTTAATAGTAGTAGGACTGCTAAGTGCAAGTCTTGCTTGAATAGGATCGTTAAGATTTGTTTCTTGTTTTACAGGTACTGTTTTACTTAGCCATTCTCCTGTCAAATCAATAGTTTGACGTCTAACAACAGGAGGCTCTACTTCTTCAACACTTGATGAATCATCATCGCTGGAAGAGACAGATTGCAGAAAGTCGGCAAATGTAGTTTTAAACTCATCAATAAGTTCGTGTTCATCTACCAATGTTTCTTCTAGCGATTTTTGAAAATCAACCAATTTAGCTGAGATTGCACTTCCTCCATCAGGTAGACTAGTTATTACAGTTTTCTTTTCTGAAAGGTTTTTGTTTTCAAGTTTTGGTGTAATACCAAACTCGCTGTAAATATCACTCACGCTAACCTGATCTTTATCAAAATTATCATTAATGTTGATTTTTACGCCTTCGCATTCATTATATGAACGCAATTTCTTTTTAAGAAGAATATTTTCCTCTAGAAGTGCAATAAACTTTGGATGAGATTCTAACATACTCATAATCATTGTGTGTTGATTTTCTGCAACCTTTACTCTTTCCATAAATGGTTGGAGTGTTTTGTTTACACTTGCTGATACCTCAGTAAGAATATTGTTACGCATATCACTAATAGTGGTGTTTTGTGTTTGCATGATTCCTTGTGCTGAGAAAGACATTGTGGTATTACTGAGCTTCAATTTTTGTGTTTAATATGATTTAGAAAATACTTTTTAGATATTAAATAGAATGAGCAAATACGCTGAATTAAAAGAGCTTTATGAAAAAGAAAACAAACTAGAATTGTTTGAAAAAAAAGTTGAAGAAACGTGCTTAGTCGTAATGAGACAAACTGATTATGACAAAGAAAAAGCTTTAGAGAAATTAAAAGAACATGATATGGTAGCTTTAACCGTAGTTAAAGAATATATGGGTATACCTCTAGAAAAACAAAAAAAAGATCTTACTACTAATCAAGCGGTATATAGAGAGTTTAGAACTTTTCTAGACGATGCCTGTAGTAGTTATTATAAACAGAAAGAAATTGAGCAGCAACGCCAAGAATATATTCAGAAAATGGTTTCATTACAAAAAAAGAAACGTACTGAACAAGCTGAGAAAAATGAAAATAATAAATTAGACACTATTACAGAAGATTAATCGCTTTTAAGTGCTTTATAAGCAACTCTTCCTCCTAGAAAAAGTGTCGCTGTTCCAACGAGACCAGTTATACATCCAACAGCAATAACCTTATTAACGGCACCTTCTTCTTTATCTTTATTTTTATTGAGGTATTTAATCGCTGTTAATCCAACGCCAGTTAAATATAATCCACTTACAATGCCTGTAACAGGGTGTTTTAAAACACTAGTAACTTTCTCACTTAGAGTAGTCATTATGTATAATAATTATAATATGTCTTTAAATAAGATTTATTTCCTCTGTGTCATTGTTAACAATAGGGTGTAATTTAACATTTTTATTATTATTTTTCAGAAAACACTTTTTTACTTCAGGATAAAATTCAACAAAAAAAGTAATCAAACATACAAAACTAAGTGACCCAATAATACCAATACATATCTTTTCAACATCATCCATGATTATATTATATCTGTACTAATATTTATATCATATAAACCAAGTTTTTGTTTACATGATAACTAAGATAAATTGAATGTACTTGACAAGATATCAGCTTTAGATTGTTTTTTATTACCACGTCTAAGTTTAAACTTAGAAGAAATAGCTTTATTGCTAATAGTAAACTCATCATTATCTTCATGCAACTCTGGCAAAGAACGAGTCAATGGTTTATCTACCACAAGTAAAAGTCTATCATTTTTGAGTAGCTTTCTATATTCTTGAATAGAAAGATTACCATAAAACTTATCTAGTGTGTAAAACGGATCAGGTGCCGGTTTAATATTCTTTTCATAATTGTAAATCTTACAATAAATATGATTCAATAGATGATATCTTTCAAACCTAGTACTTTCATCAATATTTGATTGATTGAATAAATAATAACATGCACATTCTGGACTGCAAAAACATCCATACACATGATAAGACCCATTTAGTTGATATTTTGGCAAATATATAGGAGGATTATCAAAATCACATGTGCACCCAAAGCATGCAGATTTTTTGTCTGAAATATTATTTGTATGAAGATTAACAGCTAGAGATTTAATCTTTGCATTAATAATCTCATTATCAGAACAACTAGAAGAACTAGTATTTTCTTGCGTAGAATCTTTAGTTTCTTTGATCACTATGTTTTGCTTATTTTTTTCAATTACTTCGAAATTAAGATCAGTTTTTGCATCAAATTGATACGAATCAATTTTACTAATGTTAGAAGGATCATACTTCAAACACTTACTAGAAAAAAACTCAGTTTCTTTTAAATCAGATATTCCGCATTTTAAATGAAGAATGATATTAGGTTCTGGTACAATAACATTTTCTGTCGGCGTTATTGCGGTAATAACTTTACCGCCTTTTGGTTTTCTACCTCTTTTCTTTGGGATTTTTGGCTCGTCACTTGAGTTAGACTTAGACTTAGTAGTTTTTGAACGTTTACGCTTTGGTTTAGCAGCTGGTTTTTCAGCAGATTCATTGTTAGAAGTTGTATCCTCTATTACTTTTTTGGCCTTCCGTGGCATCCTAATAACAAAAAATAACAAATGTAATTTAAATTGTTTTATAATATATTTAAGGTGTTCTACAACCACTTTTTATATCATAACACTTTCTACACAGAGGTATATAACTATCGCTTCCAATAACTTTTTGTTCTTTCTGATCAGTAAGTCTGTGACTGAATAAAGCAGGAGCACTTTTACAACCACAACATATAGAGGTGAGTTTTTCAATAGTGTCACAATATGGTATTAGATCAAGCCAACTACCAAAAGTATTCCTTTGAAAGTCACCATCTAATCCACTTATATGAACCTTTTTATTGAAAGGTGGTGATATGGCAATTTTAACCCAATCAACAATATCTGGGAAGAATTGTGCTTCGTTAATTAGGAAAACATCATATTTATGTATACCTTCTCCATCAAATGGAAAAGCTTCATTCATAGTATTCTTCATAAAACACGGAATCATGTTTTTATCATGTGTAGAAAGCATAGAATCAGAGTATCTTGTATCTTCAGCGAAATTAATAACCGCTATAGGCATTTCACAAAACATATATTGCTTGTAAAGAGATAGAAGGCGACTAGTTTTTCCAGAATACATTGGGCCAACTACAATGCCTAGATAGCCAGTGTCATTTGCAGTTTTAACTTCCATTGTGGATGAATGAAACATTATATAATTAACGACAATCAATTTTATATGATTTAAACTAAGCTAAAAGAATAGTTATACTTAAATACACAGATGTCTGAAATAGATAATATTCCATGGGTAGAAAAATATCGGCCAACAAGTTTTGAAAATATTGTACTAGACGAGGTAAATCAAACAATACTTGAAAATATTATTAATATGAATATGTTTCCAAATCTATTATTATATGGTCCTCCTGGTACTGGTAAAACTACAACAATTATTAATTTAATAAATAGTTACCAAGAGAGATATAATCAAAAAAGTAAAGATTTAATGATACATTTAAACGCATCTGATGAACGTGGAATTGAGATTATTAGAAATCAAATCTCTCAGTTTGTCAATGCGAAAAGCCTTTTTACAGAAGGATTAAAGATAGTTATTCTAGATGAGGTAGATTATATGACTAAGAATGCACAACAAGCATTAAAATATTTGCTTCAAGATTATCGACATAATATTCGTTTTTGTCTGATATGCAATTATATTAGTAGAATAGATGAGTCACTGCAAAATGAGTTTGTACATCTACGTTTTAATGAACTTCCAAGAGAGAAAATACAAGAGTTTTTAACAGCGATAAGCCATAGTGAACAATTAGATTTATCTATTTCTGCTATTAATTCAATACAAAGGCTTTTTAAATCTGATATTAGAAGTATGATAAACTATATGCAAGCAAATCATACTTATGTGAATGATCATAAGGTAATAGAAAATAGTGTATGGGAACATTTTGCAGAAGAAATAAAGAAAGGATTAAAGAAAGGAGAGAAACATATTGATAGTATTAGTACTGAATATAATATGAATGAGAAAAACATAATAAAAGATTTTTTAAATTATGTTATTGCATGTAAACAGGACCATATTGATAGAGAGTTTTTAGAGTTTGCACAGTTTATTATGCACCTACGAGACCCCAATATTGATTTTTTGAGGAATTATTTTTTAAGAAATATTGTAAAATGGTTATCTTGGTAAGAACCAGAGTTCATAAATCTTTGCATCAAGCGTTCATTAAAACTATTTGGAGGAGAGCATTTGTTGGGGTCAAATACATTTTGGTTTAAACAGTATTCAGACTCATCGGACTGATTATAAGTTTTCGTAGGGATAGCAATAGGAACTGAACGTTCATAATTAGTGCACCTAGGTTGAGTCACTGTGGACATGATTTAAATTACAATTAGAAAATAAATTGAAATAGAACTACTTAAAGAAACAATATGACATAACTGTAACGAACAATGATGTCTATGTTGGATATTAATGAAGCTTGGGAAAACTTTTGTGATGGAGATTATGATATAAAATCAAATCGCCAACAGGCACCTGTTACAACTGAGGAAACGCCTAAAAGTTCTCCTATTTATATTTCAACAAAAACTAAAATATCGTATCTTAATCGGAAAATTAATCTACATAAAGTATTTTGGGACATTCCTATCATTCCTTATCATATTCCTAAAATTGGCGTTGTTAAAAAACAAATGAAGTTTAATTCTTCCTCCCAAGAGGATTTGGATATTATGCAAGCTAAACTGCCTAAAGATATTCATACTGATGAGCACATTATTTCAAGAATTGTTAAACCTGAAGGTCGCATTAAGTTTCGTGATGTAAGAAAGATAAGCATTGGTCTATGTAAAAAAGACATTACATCATACAGATGCAAGAAAAAACAGGCTTTCTATAATTGCTTTGCTCTTATCCTAAGAATTAATGTAAATGATGAGTTCAAAGAAATTCATGTCAAAGTCTTTAATACTGGTAAACTAGAAATACCAGGTATCCAAACTGATGATGTTCTTTGGACTACACTAGATCTTCTTACTAATATTATGGCTCCTTTTGTTGATGGAGATAAACCTCTTTCATGGTTGAAGAATAAAAGTGAGACTGTTCTTATCAATTCTAACTTTACATGTGGTTATTATGTTAATAGGGAAAAACTATATAATAGACTCAAGTTTCATTATAAAATTAACAGTGCATATGATCCATGCTCTTATCCTGGTATTCAGTGTGAGTTTTGGTATAATAAAAAATCAGATTGTCAACAAAACGGTCAACAGCCTACCGGAGATGAAAAAATGCATTATGTAAAAATATCATTTATGATCTTTAGAACTGGTAGTGTTCTTATTGTTGGTAAGTGTACTGAGTTTATGCTTAATAAAATATACGCTTTCTTGAAAGATCTCCTCGAGAAAGAGTACAAAAATGTTGGGGGTAAAATTATTACCGAAGATGATAATAAAAAATCTTCTAAGACAAAAAAAATCAGAAAAAAGACTATTATAATCTCATAATTAAACTAATAGATTTACAAACTTTCGTGCTGTATACTCGCCAATTTTTTCTATATGCTCACTTAGTCTATCTTTAAGATTTTCATCATTTATAATATTTTTATCTAACTTTTTTAGAAAACTTATATGATATTCTATTGGTACATATCCAGTCAAACCATTAACTGTATCATTATAAATTAACATTGTTGTTAGTTTTTCATGCAATGTCTCTATTGGTCTATTTAATGAGAGATTTACTAGTTCTTTTATATAATTTTTTAATGACATTAATGCTTCATTTACTTGACTATTTGTTTCACATACTTGTTCATTTATTGCTGCTTTGTAAACACTCAAAAATAATTCTGTCATGTGGAATGTATTGTTTGTTTTTATATTATCTGCTCCTTCATCTTCCTTGTATTCTTTCCTAAAACTATTTTGTATTGAAAATATTGTCTTTTTATAAACAAATAATGATGCATCCTTTGATGTTAACTTCAAAAACTCGTGATTATCTTCACCTATTTGTCCTATAAACTCTATATAATAATATAGCGCTTTCTTACAATTATAGTAAGACAACTCTATATTTTTTGTATATAACAAAAGCATTCTAAATACATGAGTTATTGTTTCAATTCCTTTGATAATTACATACTTATAATATTCCAAATTCGATATTGCTATTGAAGTTTGTGCCTGACTAGTAAACTCCGAAATCAAATTGACATACTTTGAAAACATCTCTGATTCTGATACATCATAAGTTTCCAAATAATTATCCAATGTTTCTAATGAATATTGTGCCATTTGTATTATTATTATTTAATCATATTTAAATGTTTTTCTCAAAACAAAGTATTTAAAGCTTAATTTAATTTATCTGTATACAATGTCTGAAACTGAACAACAGTATTCTATGCCCGGATCACAATGCTTCCAACATTGTGCAAAGATCTCCATTGCTGATGATAAACCTATTATGCTTGATTACTGGACTGACTCTCTTGATAATAAAGTTCTTATTGGTGTAAAAGATAATGGAGAAAAACTTTTAGTTAAAAGTGAGGAAGAGTATACCTCACCTATTGCCAAGATTTATAAAGTTGATAATGAGTACATTATTATGACAGAGAACTCTATTTATGTTGTCTCTGCTAATATCTCTACACGTCGTATCTCTGCTTAAGTGCTTCATATTGTAACGATTTTATCTTTCAATATGAATCTTAATGTTTCTTTTTTCTAGTACCCCTCTTTTTATTTTTCTTAATCTTATTCTTAGGAGTTATGGTGTAGTATTCATTATTTTTTAAGTTAAATTGAACACGTCGCTTTGTTTTCTTTTTGTTTTTCTTCGCTTTTTTCTTTTTTGTTTTCTTTCCTTTTTTGGATTTTCTTCGCTTTTTCTTTTTACCACCATTGAGATCTGAAAGAGACATACGACCACCATCTTCTGGAGTTATTGGTACTTCTAACGGATCAACTGATGATGATCTACTAGAAATAGGACTTAAAACATCGCCATTTCCACTGACCGACTCTTCCATCCTTTCTGCGTCCTCCTCGCGTTGTCGTTGACGCCAAAACTCATCTACCTCGTCCTCATCATCACTATCCACGTCTGGTTGCGCAGTTAGGTCGTAATCTACACTTTCTGATACAGCAGGTAATGAGCGATTACAATTTCCATTTATTAGCTCATCCGAAAACGAAGATATTACATCTCCACATATGGTTATTAATTCTGGTGTAGCAGCATCTTGACTTCTATCTTCCTCATTTATTATCATAAACTCCTCTGCAGGGCGTTGTGTCTGATCCAACGCTTCTTGGATTCTATCATATAACTTTCTTTTTAGATCACCAAGTTCTCTTTTTGTATTCTCAACTCCAAAACTTCTTATACCATCTTTTAATTGTTGTCTTTCTTCTTCTGATATTTCTCCTTCACGGAATCTTTTTTCTACATAGTCTTTTGCTATATCCTCTAATACTTCTGGTGTTATATAAATACATTGATCTGGAGTTTGTTGCATTTCTTCATCTGAACATTCATCATCCCCACCAAATAATACTACATTAACCCAATGTTTTGAATAAATATGTTTTACCTTCATTTTATTTAAATGTTCGGCGTCAACTGCAACACCATCGTTTTTTTCTTGTGAAATTTGATCAAAGGTACCTCCTGTTCTATAGTATTCTCCAAACGCACAATTAATTATACTTTCAATACTACTTACTTCTCCTACTTCTGGGTAATCAGAAAATAATCCTCTGGCAATATCTTCTCCATCTTCAAGTGGGCAATATCTATCAATCATCTTCTCCATCTCATCATCGAATACATCTTTTGTATCCATTAGTTTTAATCCTCTATTCATCACATCTTCTATTTTTGACAGAAGCTTTTCCTGAAGATCTGCAATAATTGTGTCATATACTTGAGCCGAAGCACTAACAACCCAATCTAATTCTTTTCTTTTCACACTAACTGGTTGATTATTGTCTTCTCTATTTATGTAATCTATCGTCACTTGTCTTAATTTTTCTGAAGTAATCTGATCTTCGTCAAAATCAATTTGTAAACCTCCATGCTCTTCAGGTGATTTATCCTCAACCCATTTTCCACCAAATATAGCTTTTAATTTAAGTTCATAATTTTGGAAAGGATGCAATATTCTATTATCAAATCTATCTGCTGTATAATCTTCAAAACCACCGCCCGTTTTAAAATAATTTGCTAATGCACAATTTATTAAAGCTTTCGTGGCTTGTGTATCTTCGTCTTCATCTTCATTAGAATATTGTTGATATTGGTGGGGTTGTTCAGGAGCATTGCGTAAGTATAAGTCTGTTGTTTTATCTAAAAGATCGTTCAGTTCTTCAATATTATAGTTATATGTAGTAATTTCTCTTACGAAACCTTCTCCAACTAATTTAAGATAAGCAGGTTTATAATCAGACTCATTATCATTTGCTGGTTTGAGATGATATATTGTTTTTTCATCTCCTGGTTCACAATGAGCAGCACTAACAGCATTTGAAACCTCAATAAAGTTTTCTAGCGAAGCTGATACTACTGGGTCTGCAATAGGAAGATCATTTTCATTTAAACCATACTCATTCATTAATTCTTGATTCATCAAAAATATCTCATTTGCTTTACTAGATACCTCCCTCCCTCTAAATGTATCAGCAACACCATAGCCTATTACTAAAACTTGCTCATTGAAAATAGGCTGCAATACTTGATGTAAGTCAAATCTTCTATGTTCAGTATCTCCAACAAGATAACCTAAAACTTGTTCTAATGGTACAATTGCATCTGATAAAATACCTAATTTTCTCATATTTACATAAAGCTTACCTCTTTCCGCAGGAGGCTTTCCTTCATCTGTACATACCTCAACTAATGCATTACGAAGATTATCTGCAGTTAGAACATCGCGATTTAAGCAGGTTCTATTTTTATCACTACCCTTAAAACCTATAACAATCCCATTACTGTTTCTCTCTAAATATTGTTCACTTGCTCCTGATGTATCACCGTTTACACTGTTTCCAACTATTAAACAGTCAGCGTCTTCTTGTTGTTGAGCTTCTCTAGCTGCTGCCCAAGCTTTCAAGCTTGCTAGTTCTCCATTTTCTGATAGTTTTTGTTTTGCCATCATTTCTCTTCTTATTAGAGACATGTTGTGTTCGCTTCTTCCACGACTACCTACTGCACTTATATCTTGATTTAATTTTTCTAATTTTGTAAAGGCTTCTTGTTTTTTATTTTCATTCGATAGGTCTAAGATTTCTTTTATTCTATCATCCAAATTGTCTAAAACAGTTGTTTCTGCCATGAAGTATATTATGAAATTAGATAATATAATTCATATTATTTATTGACCAGCATAAATAGCAGTACAGTTCCTTGCGTTTTCATCATGCTTTTCTTTATTTCTCTTATAAAGCTCAGCTATAGCAGGTACAAGAGGATCATCAGGATTTGGTTCATCCATCAAACTACAAATTGATAGTAATACCTTTGAAATCGTTAAAGCAGGACTCCATTGGTCTTTTAAAATATCAAGACAGATGCCTCCAGTACTATTGATGTTACAATGATATATTTTAGTTACAAATACAACTTTTGGAGGTTTAAATGGATAATCGGTTGGAAAATCAATTCTTAATGTAAAAATACCTCCATGATACGGTGTTCCCTCAGGCCCCATCAAAGTCGCCTGCCACTTATACATATCGTCACCAACCGGACCAGCAGAACAATTAGCTGGTGGATTGTTAATTATTTCTTTTAGTTCAGACTGAAGCCTTTTAAGTGTACTCATAATAATATAAATATTCTCAATTTTAGTATTTATATTGTTTCTGTATATCTTTTAGTTATTACTATAGTATTTCTTTTAGTTTCTCTACTTGCTTGTCAGATAATTTTTTGGGAAACTTTATATTAAATACTATTACCAGATTTCCACTATGTTGATCGCGTTTCATCCCTAGTCCTGGGACAACTTTTTGGTAATTAACACCTACTACACTACCGTTTCCATTATTAATTCTAAACTTCTTGCCTGATATATGATTTATATCAAATGAAAAACCACATAATGCTTCTTTTAATGTAATATCTTTTTCAAATATTAGGTTTAATCCATCTCTCTTAAAAACAGTATTATTTTCAACTTTTATAAAAATCTTTACATCTCCTCGCATTTTTTCTCCAACAATATTACCTTTTTCTCTAAAGACAATTAATTCATTGCTATCTATACCACATGGAATATTAACATATAGCGTTTCCTTTTCCTTTTCTTTTACATTATTATTTAAAACCCATCTTTCTATCTCTATTGGCATTGCACATCCAGTATATGATTGTTCAATTGTAATATTAACATTTATCAAAATAGGTGGCGGTTTCATCATTTGTCTATGTATATGTGTAAAATCAAATGGCATTCCACCAGCACTGTTACCTCCTGGTCCAAAATTAACATTTAAACCAAACATTGTTTTCATTAAATCATCCATGTTCATTGGATGACCACCCGCATTAAAATTAGGCATCTTGTTGTTTTTTTCGGGATTAGTTAATTGTTCATATGCAGCACTTAGTTCTTTAAACTTTTCTGCGTCTCCTCCTCTATCGGGGTGGTGTTTTAAAGATAATTTTCTATATGCCTTTTTAATTTCTTCTGAAGAAGCTGTAGGCTGAACTCCAAGAATATCATATGGATTTTTTTCAGACATAGTTATGTATGTTAAAATAATATAAACTTAAATGGTTATTTACGAATAACATTATGCTTGAGCATTTTACTAGTAAATATCAACCTAAATTACTTACTGACTTTACTATCAATAATGATCTTATTGACATTATAAGAACGCTGGCTGCTATGGATAATCTAAATATGCTATTTATAGGTAACTCTGGGTCAGGAAGAACTTCATTGATACAAGCAATTATAAGAGAATACTACGGAGAAGATATTAAATTAAATCATGACAATATTTTAACAATAAATACATTGAAGGAACAAGGAATATCTTATTACAGAAGTGAAGTAAAGATCTTTTGTCAAACATCATCTTTAATTAAAAATAAAAAAAAGATTCTTGTCTTAGATGATATTGATATTATTAATGAGCAAAGTCAGCAAGTATTCCGGAATTGTATTGATAAATATAGTAATAATGTTGTTTTCTTAGCCTCATGTAGTAATACTCAAAAGGTTATTGAGAGTTTACAGTCAAGAATGAATGTATTAAATATAAAATCTCCTAGCGAAGAGCAACTTAAAAATATTGCAGTTCGAATTATTAATGCAGAAAATATTAATGTTAATAATGAAGTTTTGTCCTTCATTGTGAAGGTTTGTAATGGTTCAATTAGAATATTAATTAATTATTTAGAAAAGTTTAAACTATTAAACAAATCTATTGATTTTGAACTAGCAAATAAAGTATGTACTAATATATCGTTCATTGAGTTAGAAAAATATACAAAATACTGTAAAGAAAATAAATTGTCAAATGCGTTAAAACTGATTAACTCTCTTATAGTAAAAGGATACTCTGTAACAGACATATTAGATAGTTATTTTACGTTTGTTAAAATTACAGACACTTTAGCTGAAGAGAAAAAGTATAATATTATCCCCCTTCTATGTAAATACATTGCAATATTTCATGATATTCATGAAGATGAAATAGAGTTATCATTTTTCACTAATAATTTAATTAATCTATTGCAAGAATAAAAATGTTGTTATATATATACATGTCTTCTCAAATATTTAAAACGAATGTACCCAATGAGCTATTCTTCTCCTTTATGGAAACAATAAAGAGTAATAATGATGATACTAATATAATTGTCATAAATAATGACTCTTATAAGAGAAGTACTTTAAAAGATGAATTGAAGGATTTTTTAGATAGTATCTTAGAACATTATCATCTATCTAAACGACATTATGTTACTAGAAAAATGTCATATTCCAAGTTTACTACTATTATTCGTCAAATATGTAAACAAAATCAAATATCTTATACATCTAAAATTAAATATTTTAGATCTACATATGAAATAATTTATTATATTGTTAAACCTGAATTACCTACATGTAAGTAATAGCTTTCCTGCAATATTATCACAATCTAATGCTTGCTTAACTGATAATCTTGCAAACCACTCAAACTTAGTTCTTTTCAATATCTCACATCTAGGCAACATTATACCTAGAGTTGTTGGCACAAAATCTACATAACTATTTCCCATTAATCTTTCTATTGTTACTGCCTTACCTTCTGAATCTTCAACACCAAGTGCTCCTGCTGGAATTAAATTAATTCTGCCTTCTTGAACTTTGGAATATAACCATCTGTCTTGAGAACCTAAGAATACACTTTCTGCTGTATAATCTTCAGATATCATTTTCTCAAGGTAACTAATATATTCATCCATTAAAGCACACTCTTTACCGCATCCCATAAATCTAGATGATGGATAGTAGTCAACATATTCACTAGTACTATTTCTATCTAATAATTCTCCAATAACTGGCTTACCTTGACATGTCATAGAATAATACATTGGAGCTAAGTTCTTAGTACAAACAAAAGAAGGTGGTACTATCAAACCTCCATAATGCTTTAATAATCTGGCCATAGCCAGTTCTCGTAGTTTACTCTTAATTGGATCTGCTACTTTTTCCATATCAACGTGCCATCCTGGTATAATATTTTCAAAGCTAGAATCGTCTATCAAACAAATATTAAAATCACCTCCACATTTATCTATTATTGATTTTATTGTCAGGAACAGGTATGGTTGATTTAATTCATATGTTCCACGAGAATTAAAGCTTGGCCACCATCTAGTATTGTACTCATATTTCAGGTGAATCCAGATTATAGGTAGCTTACTCTTTGCTAAAGACGAATCATTTATTAGATACTTCTTTACCATTTCGTAGTTTCTCTTATCTTCATCATTGATCAATCCTAATTTATATTTTTCATATAGCACTCCGATTGCCAATAACATTCCAAATGAAACTATATATTTCATGTAATCCATATATATAGTTTGAATACTATTTTTTATCTATCATTTGTTATTCTTAACAAACCGGATATAAATCCTTTGTTCGCCTTTTTACTTTGTTCATGCTCTTTTGCAAGACTATATGCTCTTTCAGCAGTTAACATCTCTTCACGTTTCCTATTTTCTTTTAATCTACTACTATGCTCTTGTGGAGTAAAGTTTTTCTCATAATCTTCTTTTCTAAATCGTTGCATTTCTTCAATACTTCCAAACTTCTTTTTATTTTGATAATCTTCATGTGTTACTGGTACTACGCTTTCAGTATAAGCCCGCTGAACATCATCATACTGTAAATTGCCAAACATATTTGATTCATAATAAGTTGGCCTTCTTCCAGTTAAATTACTATGACTACTTCCTCCTCCATATCCTACTTCTTCTAAATCTTCTACTACAACTAATGCTCTCAGATCTTTCTTTCGTTTTTCTATTTGTTCATTCATATCATCTATTGAGGTAGCTTCAATCACTTCATTTTCCTCTTTCAACCAACTACCATATCCTCCTGATGTTGATTCCGCCTTCATATAATTTTTTTCAAACATTTCATTGAAAAACTTATTGAAATCTTTCTTTTTAGAAAAATCTCGCAATGTTTTGCCTATGTTTTCGTCTTTTTCATTATCAATCTCTCTTGTTGTATATACTCTATCAACGCAAGTATCTTGTTCAGATCTATTTCTAAAATTATATACAGAATATATTAACTTGTATGCTTTGCAGAAAAACAAAAATACTTCTTTATCTAAATTACTCTTATCTGGATGCGTCATTAGAACTGTCTTTTTTACTCTTTTCAAATCCTCCTCTTCAAAATCAAAAGGTATTTTGAATAATTCTAGTAAATCATTCAATGAATAATTATCTATATTTAAATCAATTTCTTCAAAACTCATATGATTATATTATATACGAGTTTTAACTTTTAAATACTTACCGCTCTTTGATATACTCTTTGCAAAAAGTCCTTGATTGCATTAATATCACCTCCGGTTACTGAATCATCAGGTACATACCAAAAATCACGCCTTGCCAATGGAAACCATGCCATTAATACAGGTATACCATTAACCATCCTTTTTCTCTTCATTAAACTATAAAACTCACTATTATGATCTAAATCTACATTCAAATCTGCTACTACAATATTGTCTGGAAGTTGATTAAACATTGAATAACAATCATTCTTTATTCTTTTACAAGGACCACACCAATCTGCTGTAAACTTTATTATTATTGTTTTCTTCTCAGTTAACAAACTCGAAAGTGTATTCGCAAACTCCTTAGATCCTAATTGTTTAATTATCTCTTTGTTTGATGTCATTTTAATTAAATATAGTTTTTTCTTTATATTTTCTCTCTATAATTGACTTTTATAACCTATCAAACATATTCATAATAAACTAAGTTACTAGTTCTTTGTTATAATAAAACTATTGTTGAGACAGTCTAAAATAAATTACAAGAGAGAAAATATAATAAATATAAATTATCTCTTATTTTAATGAGTGAATCATATGATCTAATTTGTGGTGCTATTGCAGGAGCAGCCTCTAGAACTTTTACTGCACCTCTTGAGTTAAAAAAACTTCAACTACAAAATCCTTTTATTCCTAATACTACAATTAGAAGTGTTATCCAAAAAGAAGGGTTTATTTACTTATGGAAAGGTAACTTCACTAATTGTATAAGAATTGCACCACAAACTGCTATTAATTTTACTGTTTATAATCAATCGAAAAAACTTCAATTATTCAAAAACACCAATATTAACAATTCATTCTCTGGTACTGTTTCCGCTTTTGTAGCAACTATTGCTACATATCCTTTAGATAATGCTAGAGCAAGATTAGCTTTGCAGACTAATAATAATTATTATTGTTCTTTACTAGATGTTTTTAAAAAGGTCCCTTTTAAAAATCTTTACAAAGGATTAAATATGACTCTTACTGGATTCCTGCCTTATAATGCATTGAGTTTTACTATCTATAGTAATTTACGTGATAATAACTATTTTAATGATATGCCTTTTAAACAGCTATTGTATGGCGGGTTTGCTGGCGTTGGAGCTGTATCTATAACATATCCTAGTGATCTTATAAGAAGAAGATTACAATTACAAGGTTTTGATAAGACAGTTCCAAAATATGATGGTATTATTGATTGTTTTAAAAAAATTATTAAACAGGAAGGAGTATTTGGTTTATATAGAGGACTTCTTGCCTGCTACATAAAATTATTTCCTACAATGGGTATACAATTTGCTACATTAGAATATCTTAAATCATTAAAACAAGAGAGATTTTAATTATCTACTGAAATGACCCCGATTTGATTTAAACGATAATGTCTTCCTTGCACCCTCAATTCGATAATTTATATTAGTATTTAAATATCTGTGATTAATATTTAATTTCAATACATGACACAATAACAGTAAAAAAGAATCGCATATTGATGTTAAATGCCCTTTGTATATTCCTTTTATATTATAACACTTTACAGCTTCAAAATGTTCTTTTTTCTCTTGTTCTCGTAATTTATTACCTTGCCACAAAGTATCTGTTAAACAGTTTTTATTTTTAAGAGAAAGTATTAACTCTTCGCGTTTTAGTTTTCTATCAGAACCTAATAATTTGAAATCTTCTATGGTAAGACATGATAGTATACTGTCCCAGAAACAAGTCATTTATATTATTTTTATATTTTAAATAATGCAAATAAAATAAATTATCTTCACTGCATTTATGCTTTAACACTAGTAATCATTTTCAATTTATCAATATCCATTTTTGGTAGCTTTGCATGACATTCCCAAAAATATTTACAATAACTCCATTCAAATGAATATTCCTCAGTATACCATTCAGGATAATGTGTATATAGTGATTTTCTAACATGAATTGGTAATAATTCTGACATCGAACTGGGTAAAACATAACTTAATTGAACTAATGGTGGCAAAGGACTCGAAACATTATTTTCAATTAGATCTACATCAAAGTAAGGAACATATTTGATTAAATCTTCAAGAAGCGGCGGATATTCATATTTATAGTGCCAATTCCAATCTGCACAACCAGATGTATAATATTTAAATGTCCATTCTAGTCCTTCAAGATAATTTAAACACAGTTTTTTTATATGCTCTTCGCACATTTCACCATCAAATAATACTTTATAGTATCTTTTTTGCCAACCACTTTCATACGGATTAATATACTCTTCCTTCTTTCTATCTAATAATGGTATATTCATAAAACTTTGTTGTTCTTTACTTTCACCTTCATTTCTACTCCTATAATGTACATTCTTACTCTGTTTTTCTCTAATACCATGTTCTCTTTCAATATATTCTTGTTCTTTATCTGCTAGTATTTTTATAAATGTTCTTACATTTTTCCAAATGATTTTATTGCGTGTTGTTAGATTACCAGAAATTGATAAACAGAGTTTATATGCACTCATGATCCTGTCTATACCATCTGTCCTAATATTTAAAGCAGGAAAGTGTGGCATGAAATCATTACCCAAAAGAAAACAAATAAAAATATAATCAAACATCCTTTGTTTTTGACTTTCATTTTCAATATCGTCTCCATCATTTAATTCATCTGTTAAGCATTCTGCCATAAGAGGCATATCCATTACATATGTCACATTTGGATCAAGTGACTTGTCAAAAGATCTAATAAAATGTGGTGTTTCTCTAAAAAGATATAACTTATCTGCATTTCTCAAATGATTTAATGTTAACATAATTAGATCTGCATCTAAACCATATATTGCAGTGGATTCTTCTTTATGATGACTATTATCTCTTATATATTGATATATCTTGTGTTCACCTTCTCCTGCTTCATCTGATGCACTTACAATTATTTCTATATTTGAAAAACGTTCTGATTGAAAATATTTCTTTGTACCAGATGCTAGTTTTTCCATAAACTTTGTTCCTGGTGTAATTGATGCTGTACTCCAGCTAATTTCTTCTAGTTTAACACCTATATCGCTCATTAGATTTTTTTCAAATTGTGTTTTAAATCGACGATTTCTTTGCTGTTCTAGTTTTGCTACAGGTGCAACTCCATCAAACGCAACAAATACTCTTTTTGCAGGATCTATCATGTTAATATATTCTTCAATTTTAATACATGTCTGTTTTATTAATTCCATTTCGATATCCTTACAATTTTTCGGTAATTGACGAACACAATCATAAATTACCGAATTACAATCCATATAAAAATTATCTACCAGCAAATTAGCATTATATTTCTTTAAAATGTTTCGATGTTTTTGCACAATGTATTTAAAATAGCTTGGAATACCCATTTCGTTATGATATATGGTGTCTTAATTATTGTTTAAACCGTATTTATATATTATTAAGGCAAAATCGATATTTATTTGTTTTTAAAATAATAAAATCGTAACATTTAGTAAATGCCCAAGAGAGTAAATCCCAAGAACAATAAGGATACCCCTTCAAAAAACGTTGTCATAAAGAAAACTAATATTTCTGAAAACGTTAACAAAAGGGTCGAGCTACTTAGATCTATTGTTCAGAAAACCATTGTTAGTGCTAGTCACTACAAATCAATGGATGTTTTAGGCACAAATGAGCTTAAATCATGCTTAGATTCTTTACACAGGATTTTTGTTAATTTAGATGTATTGTCTACATCATTGGAAGGTAAAACTAATATTAATTCTGTATTAGATGACTTGCAGAAAGTAACAAATGATATTTCAGGTATTTTTAAATCATATGGCACACAATCTTTGGAAGATTTATTGATGGTTTGTTTTAGTTCTGACTATTTCAAAGAGTTAATGAATAATCAAGACGAGTTCCAGAAAGATAAAATGAATATTTTAAGCAAATATTGTCATCCTATTAGTTACAGGATTATTCCATGGAAATCTGATCCTAACGAAAATCCACAGATTATTAAAAAAAATAGAATTGTTGATGATTTTATGATTGTAGAAAATGGAGTATCTAACGATTGTTTTGATCTAGCCAGGACTTCGAAAAACTTTTACACAAAAGTTTATGGTATTAAGATTGCATTTAGAAATTATGAATTGAAAAAAACCATGATCATATGTGCTATAGTTGATGATATTATGTTGGAATGTGCTGGATCTTGCTTTATTAATAACAGAATACTTAAACTCAAAGAAAATTATGAAGAAAAAGAGAAACAAAGTGACTTATTTATTCGATATCTTAAATGTTTAACTGTTAAAGACTTACTTGTTTATAGTGACGAAGAGTTAATAAACAGGTTTATTGGTCACCAAAATCAAGTAGGGTTAATTAAACAAAAGACTATTTCACAGGTTACAAAAGAGTTTATTGGTAATGAGATTTATCAACAAAGAACTACATTGATGCAGCTGTTGCTTTATGCATCTGAACATGAATACCAATATTTAGCCTACTTATTGTATGATCTTTTAACAAACGATGTGAATGGTAGTATTGATACACACGAACAAACTTTAATTTTTGATAGTCTTCCATGGAATGTAAAACGTTATTTTAGAGATGCAATGAAACAAACTATTAACTATACAAATAATCTCTCAACATTTGATAATTCAAAAATACCACTCGAACAACAGATTTGTTTGATGAAAGCCGATGAAAGCGTTAAAGAGAAGGCTATGTTAAAATTAAAAGAAGTAAAAGCAAAATCAGAAGATTCTGGATCAAAAGCCCGACAATACTTGGAAGCTCTACTTAGAATACCATTTGGGATTTATAGAAATGAACCTATTCTTAATGTAATGGAACAATCTACTACAACATTTAATAGCTTAGTTTCTAAGATTAATGATACAGAGTTTCCTATTATTGATTTTCCCAATAAAACTCAGTATACTAGTATCGAAATGAGAAAATACGCAGACGTTCTAAGAGAGAAATATGTTCCAAACATCAAAGAAAACTTTGCAAAAATGATTTGTGATGTTTTGACTAATAATAAACGTCATATGCTTATTTCACACATTTGCAATATCAACAATTATTTCAAACAAAACAACATTAGTTATAGTAAGATTTTGCATTCAGGGAAAAAAGTAGACTACATGAAAACTAATATTACAAACGCATTAATGCATTTCAAAGATAATACTAAAATGATAATGGATATTGCAGATACATGTAATGTAAAACAAGCTGTATCAGATGTTATTCCACTTGTTGATTCAACTTTAACGGATATAAGTATGAAATCAAACAATATTACAAAATATATGGAAGAAGTTGGCATCACACTTGATAAAGCTGTACATGGACATAAAAAGGCAAAAAGACAAGTTGAAAGAATTATTGGACAGTGGATTAATGGTGAAAAAACAGGCTATTGTTTTGGATTTGAAGGACCTCCTGGTGTAGGTAAAACCTCTTTAGCAAAGAAAGGTATAGCTAATTGTTTAAAAGATAATGAAGGAACCTCACGTCCGTTTTCTTTTATTGCTATAGGCGGTTCATCTAATGGTAGCACACTAGATGGTCATAACTATACATATGTAGGTTCTACATGGGGTAGAATAGTAGATATTCTTATGGAAACGAAGTGCATGAATCCAATAATTTTTATTGATGAACTTGATAAAGTTAGTAGAACTGAACATGGCAAAGAAATTATTGGCATTCTTACACATCTTATTGATCAGACACAAAATGATTCATTCCAAGATAAATACTTTAATGGAATAGATCTTGACCTATCAAAGGCACTTTTTATTTTTTCCTATAATGATCCTGCTTTAATTGATCGTATTTTATTAGACAGAATACATAGGGTTAAGTTTGATCACTTATCATTAGAAGACAAATTGGTCATCACTAAAAAATATCTTTTCGACGAAATATATTCTAAGATGGGCTTGGAAGGTGTTATTGATATCAGCGACGAAGTTATAAAATATATTATCGATCAATACACATGTGAACCTGGTGTCAGAAAGTTGAAAGAAATATTATTTGAAATTATTGGTGAAATTAATCTTTCTATTCTACAAAATGAAGTAGACTATCCGTTACCTATTGTAATTACAAAAGACGATGTTAAATATAAGTATTTGAAAAATAGACATGAGGTTAAACCAAAAGAAATTCATACTAAGTCTAGAGTTGGTCTAATAAGTGGATTATGGGCAAATGCTTTAGGACAAGGTGGTGTTCTGCCAATAGAAATATCTTATTTTCCTTCTGCGACTATGCTAGACTTAAAATTAACAGGAAAACAAGGAGATGTTATGAAAGAAAGTATGACTGTTGCAAAAACACTTGCTTGGAATCTTGCGTGTAAAAATTATCCTGAAAAAATGGAAGAAACAATTAAAAATATGGAAAAGTTTAAAAATCAGGGTATTCATATTCACGTTCCTGAAGGTGCTACTCCAAAAGATGGCCCATCAGCTGGTACAGCTATTACAGTAGCGTTATATAGTCTTTTTACTGATAAAAAAATCAAACACACTGTTGCTATTACAGGAGAAATGTGTCTACAAGGAAAGGTGACTGCTATTGGCGGATTAGATCTTAAGATTTTAGGCGGAATTAAAGCTGGTGTTAAGACCTTTATTTTCCCAAAAGAAAATGATAAAGATTTCAAAGATTTCATGGAGAAATATAAAGATCATCCTGATGTAGAAGGTATTACTTTCTTACAGCTTGAAACTATACAAGAAGTTTTAGAACAGGTCTTTGAAGAGGAATAATTTTCATTTTGCAATAATATATCCTAATTATATATATATTATGGCAATTAAGTTAACAATTTCTAATATCATACAGTTAGCATCTGCTTTGGCACCGGTATTGCTAGGATTTTTCTTAGTTATGTTGTCATTATTAAATCAAAATGTAAAAGGTATTGTTTATCTTGCAGGCGTTCTTCTAGCTAGTGTTGCTAACATATTTATTATGAATACTATGAAAAGTAAAATTGATATAACTAAAGCAGCTATGAGTTGTAATTTACTTGAACTACCTTATCTAATGGAGTTTAATAGTCCAAACCCATCTAGTGTTTTTATTGCTTTCACATTTGCTTATCTATTCCTTCCAATGAAGTATAATAATCTTATGAATTATCCAGTCATAGGAGCTATTCTATCTTTATTTGCCATGGATGCTGTCACAAAAGTAACTAATTCATGTACAACCGTAGCAGGAATTGTTCTTGGTGGTTTAGTTGGTTTCCTATTTGGATCTGCATGGTATACAGCATTACATAGTGCTGGAGCAGATGATTTACTTTATTTTGATGAAATGGAAAGTAATGCTGTTGTATGTAAGCGGCCTTCTAAGCAAACATTTAAATGCTCTGCTTACAAGAATGGTAAATTAGTTTCTACAAATATAGCTTAAACGTTGAAAATATGAATGTGTTTTTTTAAATATGTGTCTAAACTCATTAAAGCATTTTTTCTAGCCAAATTATACATCATCGCTTTTTCTCCCTTTGCATTAATTAACATAAGTCTCCAAAAATTATTATATATTGGAAAAAATTGTGCTCTACTATACATTTCATCATGTTGTTTTCTGGTAAACTGGTTTTTTCCAATCCGTCTATTTACAATATTATGAAACTCAAAAAGGGTTTTAACAAGCATTTCTTTGGAATTAACTGCTCTGCGATTTAAACGTTTTAATGTCTTTATTGCATGATTAGCACAATCAGGACACGGTAAATTGCCGCATATTGCTAATATATGATCAAGAATAACTGGTATCTCTTTCTCTTGATTTTCTTTTAATTTATATGCTAATGTATGAAATAAATACCAACATGCATTTCCCCATTCTTTTTTTGATGACATTATTATAATACATAAAGATTTGTTATTATAATAATATACATATGAACTATATTATTGAAGATGGTATAGATTTCTGGAATGAATTAACTAATGACGAAGATATAGTAGAATCTAAAATAGAAAAATGTCTTTTGACAAATACAAAATTAACTAGAAATTATATTACACTTCCATGTGATCATAAGTTTAATTATGTTCCATTATTTAATGAGACAATGCAAAGTAAGCAATATCAAAAATATAACAAGTTTCCCCTTAGATCATATGAGGTAAGATGCCCATATTGTAGAACTAGACATTCTAAATTACTTCCATGGATTCCAAATGAAGGTCTTGAATATAATTCATTAGTTTGCTCTAAAACAAGATGTTTAGCTCATAAAAAATGTAGTTATTGTTACAAAAGCGGCAAAAGCAAAGGGGAAAGCTGTAACGATCTTAGAGGATTTGAAGGGACAGATGGAAAAGTATTATGCATTAAACATAGAAAACAACTAGATAAGAAGAAAAAAGTAAATACAAATAAAAAGTTATCTAAAGATGAAGAGAGATTTCTAAAAAAGGTATTAAAAAAACAAATGCAAAGTTATCTTGAAGCGAATAATAAGCAATACAAGAAATCAGCTACTAAACTTATTTTGATGAGAACAATGCAACAGCATAATTTAAAACTTGATCTAGATATAGTTAGTAAAATAGGATGTGTTAACACAATAATTTCTTGAATATAGTAGTATACATAATTATTAAAAATAACTATGTATGTAAATAACTGTAGGTAAATTTATTTTTTTTATTAAATTCAAAAGTATTTTGGGAAAATGAAAAATGGACATTTTTGGGTATGTCCAATTTTTAAAAATGAAAAATAGAATTGAAAAAAAGAAAAAAAAAATATTTTTTCCTACACGTGTAGGGATGTTTTTAACATGTCTAGTATTTTTATGGAGGGATTTTATGTAGGACTGAAAAAAAGGAACTATTTAACCTTTTTTAAAAGGATTTAAGTGCATATTTTTATGAGCATTTAGTGCATATAAATGCTCAGTGATAAAGAGGGTAAAAGTTCTGGTAAGAAAAAATACAAATATTATTGCAATATTTGCGACTATGGATGTAGAAGAAAGTTTTTGATGCAACAGCACGAAAAAACTCAAAAACATAAAAGTGCATATTCAGTTGTAGGGAATGCTCAAAATGCTCATTCAAAAATATGCTACCACACTTGTAGTTGTGGAAAAAAATACAAACACGTACAAAGTTTTAATAGACATAAAAAAAATTGTGAAAAATCAGAAGAAGAAGAAGAATACGAAAACCTACAAATCGTTGTTAAAGAAGGATCTATAAGTCCTGATGCAGATTTAAAAGAAATGATCACTGCATTAATAGAGCAAAATAAAAGTATACTTCTTGAAAATAAAGAAATGAGAGGTATTGTAAAAGATCTTATACCTAAGGTTGGCAGCAATAATACTACAAATTATAATAGCTTCAATATAAATGTATTTTTGAATGAAACTTGCAAAGATGCTTTGAACTTGACAGAGTTCGTTAATACTTTAAAGTTAGAAAGTGCAGATCTGGATATTACTAGGGAAAACGGTTATGCAAAAGGTATAGCTAATATATTTTTGAAAGGGTTGCGTGATCTTGATGTAGAAAAGAGGCCTATTCATTGTAGTGATTTAAAACGTGAAGTATTATATGTAAAAGATGATGATACATGGGAAAAAGAAGCTAGAGAAAAACCTAAAATTAGAAAAGCTATTTCTACTATTGCAAAAAAACAAATTAATGCTATTAAAGATTGGGAGGCAAAACATCCTGGTTGGATGTACTCAGATAAAGGCCAACAAGAATATTGTGAAATGGTAAGAGAGGTTACATCATGTGCAGGGAGTGATGAGACTGAAAATAAAATTATTAGAACTATCGCAAAGGAAGTAATTATTGACAAAGATATTTAAATGTTATATCACTATTATAATATTATGACCACTACAAAAGAAGAACTTGTTAACACTATAAAAGAATGGGTTACTGTTGAAAAAGAAATGAAACTTTTATCAAAAGAACTTAAGCAACGAAGACAAAGAAAGAAAGAATTAACTAATGCTTTATGTGAAACTATGAAGCAAAATGAAATTGACTGTTTTGATATTAATGATGGAAAAATTGTTTATACACAAAATAAAGTGAAGGCTCCTATTAGTAAGAGACATTTGCTTACATGTTTGACAAAATATTTTGAACAGAAACCTAATGATAATAGTGCAGAAATAGCAGAGTTCATTTTAGATAGCAGAGAAGTTAAAATTAAAGATAATATCCGACTCAAAGGTAATAAATAATTTATACGTGTTCTATATACACAATGTTGAGTAATAAAACACGTGATAAGATTAAAAAACATTTTAATAAACATATCACTCAAGATAATATCTACAAAGATGAAACATATGAAAAAGACTTTACACTTAAAGAAAACATCCAAGATTATATTCAAGATCTTGATAAAACATATGATAATTCTACAAAAATAGTTAATTATAGATATGTTGGTGATGAAAAATTAGATATGACAGATATTACTATTAACGGTCAAGTTTCTATTATAGTATATTCAATAAATCATCAATTGTTGAAGCCTTTTTTAATGTTCGCTCTAGAAAAAAATAGTAATAAATTGTCTATACCGATATTAACAGTTGAAAAAGACACAAGTATAAAATCTTTACACGAAGGAATTATGAAAAAATATCAAGATTATACTGCTGATATTGACTATCAAGGATTTTACAATGATAATGGAGAAATATTTCTTTTTTATAAATCGGAGTCTTTACAAGAACCTCGTAAAGTTACTGGAAATGAAAAATATTATTTTTGCACCATACACGAAATTATTAATTTAAAGAAAGTATATATTACAAATATTGATGAGCATGCAATAGATTTTTTTGTTAAAAATGATTCTTTTTGCTTTTTAGAAGATGAAGATTTTAATTTAATTGAAACGCCAATGGTTGGCTATACCGGAGGTTACTATAAAAGAATAGCTATTATTGCGGCTTTAGGTCCAATAAGATCTAATCCTTTTGCATCAATGGGGCCTTATTTTTATTTTAGTAGTTTTAAACGTGGCTTGAGATATGGTGTTATAACACCAGATGGCAAACCAAAAGAAATAAACGGGATAAAAATTACCGTTGGAGATACACCAGTATATGAAAAAGGTGGTATAGTTAAGTTTGTTATGTTTATGGGAAATGAAAAAGTATTTTTAAATAGAGATAATGATCCAGATGATTCTTCTGAAATATCAAAACACGTAGCTGAAAAAAGTGATATTGTAAAAGCAACTATTAAAAATAGAGACAATGATAGTAATTGGATAAAAGATTATGATTCGACGATTATTACATTTAAAGAGATAGATTTCAAAGGAAATAAGAGAATACTGGAACCCCAATTTACTATTAAAAATACAAATCAATGTTTGCCTATATCATACTATTATTTGAACACTGAAAAAGTAATAGAAAATGTTAAAATTGAGGATGAAAAACAAATATTTGATACTGAATTAGCTGAATTAATATAGATCTATTCATCTTCTATATCGTCTATTACTGCTTTAGGTGTACCAATAACTTGTTTAAATAATTCCGCTTGTTTTTTTTTAGTTTCCGTTTGCTTTTTAAACTTTTCTAATAACTTTTTCTCTCTCTCCTTTTTAACTAAGTCAATTGTATCCGTTGATTTATCAATCATTGTAGTTACATGTGTGACCGTTGATTTATCAATCATATTCATCTGTATATCAGCTTGACAGGAAAAATTATTTGTTTTTATAATAGATTTTTCTTTTTTCATAACTATTGGAACTCTCTTTCTTCGTTGATGTTTTTGTTTGTCATTAATACACTCCTGCATTATATTTTGAAACATATTGTTTAATAAATAATAGGAAATAAAATTATTTATTAAAACACAGAAAATATTACTTTTTAAATAGAATAAGAAGAAGTATTATAAGTTGAATTACTCCACTAAAACCACATTGTATTACAATAGGCCAATCGTCTATTCTTAATCCATGTATTACCCATAAGATTAAACTAATAAGATAAAGGGCAGTAGTGGGAAGTGATATATGTTTGGCACTACCTTTTTTATAAATATCATATAATGTTGGAATAAAAGCAATCATGGTAATAAAAGCAGCAGTATATCCAATAAATAGGTCTTTATTTTCACCCATAAATTATATATTATACTAATAAATAATAATAATTATAATAATATCTAATATATCATTATATTAGATGAGTATGTTAACAAAAGTATTATATACATTAGCTGGTGCTGCAGCGACAGCGTATATTGCTGGAGCAATTTTTAGCTTTTTTGGAGTAGGTTTTGAAACTTACGGAATATATTTATTTTTTATGATAGCAATAGCTTTATTTAATAGTTTTTTACCAGGAGAAGAAAAATCCATATTTAAAAGTTTAAATTAAACATTATCTTCATTTGTTGGTAAAAAAGTATTGCTTGAACGAGCAGGAATCTCGTCTGTTTCTGTTTTAGATGGTAGAAATTGTTTTACATAACCTTCAACAAACTCAAGTGCGATTTCACCATCAAGTTCATCAACAATTTCTTGATTACTAGGCATTCTTGATCGTTGCTTTTGGAATCTGTTAATAATATTTTCAATCTTATCTTGTTTCTTTTTTAGTTCTACAGCCTTTTTGGCAAGCGCCATTGCAGTCATAGTAGTTTTATTTGCTCCGAACTCATTTGCTTTTGGTTTATAAACAATGTTAGCCGTACTCTCAATAGTGTCACATATTTCAGGCTTAACAAGATCCATATATGCTTTTTGTCTAGCTGACAATTCACCTTCAACTTGTCCTTTAATTTTCTTTGCTGGTTCAGAGAAAGTTTCTTTGAAAGCGGTGATAATTTTATCGGATATACTTGGACTAGTTTCCATAAGTCTATCAAACTCTTCTTTTGAATGTTTTAACATTTGCATAACAGGAATACGTTCAATAGGTGATTTAGCTAGTTCAACTTTTGTATTTCTATAAAACTTATCCCATGCAATAGATGCAACGCGATGAGCTTCATTAAGTTCACTAATTTTTAAGAATTGTGCTATTGTTGTTAAAATACCAGCAAATATATTTACTGCACCAACTCCCATACTAAAATAACCTCTATATTCTTGGGGTAGTCTTTCTTGAGCAAAGTTTGCTGTTCCAGTAGTTGTACTCATTATAATAACAGGAATAGTAAACCATGCGTTAGCTTTTGCAAAAGATTGATGTGCTTTAGAATGTAACCATCTATAACACATTGCCTTATCTGCCCATTCTACTAATATTTGTTCATGATCGGATGTCCAATCAACATGAACTGGTGCTGTACTGGGCAATTCTAGATTCTCAACTGCACCAAACGTAATATTTTGCGAGTCAGCTTCTTTTAATTCTATATCAGCCATCACTATATATCTATATGTAATATTAAATTATTGAAAATAATATGTAATTAAAGTTTTTATATTCTTACGGTAATACATATGGTTACTATAGTTTCTGTTAAAAAGAACTTTGATAATTTGTTGACTTTACGTGAAGATATATGCGCAGTATTCGACATATTAAAAAGTAAAGTAGAGATATTGCAGAAAATATATTTAGAACTAGTTAAAAATCATGCTCATAAGTCTTATGTGTTTGGTATTGATTCCTTTCATTTCCAAAATAAATTAATTGAAAAAGAATACCTAAACCTTACAAGTGCTTTTGAAGCAATTGATAATCGCATTTATTGTGAATACTATAGTTTATATACTATGATTCAGAAATACGCTACCAAAGATGTAAAAGATGACAAACTATCTAAATCTGCTAGTTTTAATCATAATTTTGAACCATATAAACATCTTGATAATAAGAGTTACAGTTTTACTACAATAAAGGACATTCATCTAGCAATATCTTCTTGTATTACAGAATTAGAAGCAATTCATACTGCAAGAGAAGCTGAGTTGCGTAATGATAGACATCAATCAGAATTAGGACTTAATATTGATAATTTGGTTTACACAGAAATGTTTAATAATCATATTCTTAAAGCTAAGATAGATATGTTTTTTAGATATTTGGAAGTTTTTAATGATCATCATGTTAAATATTTTACAAGACTTTTATTAAAGTCTAAATTACACATGGGTATTGTTAATGAAGATATTATGATTAAACAATTCAATCAATCAGGTGGGTCAACTGATATTGAAAAATTACAAAAATATAAACCAAACACGCCATCTCCTCAGCACAATTTTATGAGAGAGGAAGAAGATAAGAAAATTAAAAGTTATATTAAATATGAACATATGGGTGTATCAAAACAAAATGTATTAAATGGTATAATAGCAGCTGCAGGAAGTGATAGTAGTGCCGCCAATAGTGAAGATAGTAATGAAAATATTTCATTTGATGTTAAAGAAACAGAAGATGAAGAAGAAGAATTAATTGATATAAATACTGATCCAGTTCTACAAAACTTAAATGAATCAGTTCATATTAAAGGCAAAGTAGATATAATGCCCGTATTAGAAGAATCTCCTGAGATACCAGAAGAATCAGAGATAGCAAGTAATATCGGCGAACATCATTCAAATATAAAACAAGAAGACATAGGTAAAAGAGTTATGGTTGAAGGTTATGATTCAATAGGAACATTGGTTTTCTTTGGTGACCATAATAGTAAGCCTGGTAAAAGATGTGGTGTAATTTTGGATGATTCTATAGGAAGAAATAATGGCACAGTAGGAGATTATAAATATTTTGAGTGTGAAGATAAAAAAGGAGTATTGGTAGCACCTTATAAAGTGAAGTTTGTTGATAACGATAGTGACGATGAGAATGAGCCTCTTTAAGCCTTTTTACGTGGTTAATTTACAAAATTGAACTAAATATAATATTGTAAATTAAGTTAAATACAGTGTATACGATGGAACGACGATTAGCAAAAAAACTAGAAGCTCACCAGTTATCATTTAAAAACGATATAAAAGAATGGGTTGTCAAAAACCTTTCAAAAGTAGATAGTAATCATATTGGAAAATTACTTACATTTGTATATGATTATCCAAACTTGTCTTTATCTAAGGAAGACTTTCAAAAAAGAAAAAGGGTTAAGAATACCGTACCACAATTTGAAAGATGTACTGCTAAACGTGCTAGTGGAGAACAATGTACTAGAAGAAAAAAAGATGGCGCATGCTTTTGTGGAACACATATTAAAGGTACGCCTCATGGCATAATTGATGATACGAATGAGTCTGTTCAAGAATTTAAAAAAGTCGAAGTTTGGGTTCAAGAAATAAAAGGAATAAATTATTATATCGATGCAGAAAAAAATGTTTACTTACCTGAAGATATCATCTCTAATTCTAAAAGTCCACGCATAATTGGCACATGGGAGCTGAATGACGAAGAATACTCTATACCAAATATGGAAGAATATAATTAGCCAACCCACTCTCCATTTGAATCGTGGTAATTTTTTTGTGTAAAAGTATTTGTACTCATTGGAGAACCATATAATTGGTTGAATGTATTGGGATTGACAGTATTTGTTGAATGTGGTAGCGGAGGTGCACTAGGAGTTTGTGGTGGTACAGAACCAAAACAGTTTGTTTGTGGTGCTGGTGGAGCATTAAAATTAATATTTGGTATAGCATTTTGCATATTGCCGAATGAACCTTGAATATTAAAGTTAGGTGTAGAAGGAGCTATTTTAGATCGCATATTATTCATCTCATCCCTCATAGCATGCATTTGCAATTGCATATTTGCAATCTGAGCCTTCATAATTGATACATCATGTGGCATATTTTTGATACCCATATGACGAAACTCTGCTCTTTTAAGCATACTATTTATTTTTTCTTCACTTAGACTTAGCTGCATCATAAGTGTTTCTTTTGTTGCAAAATTACATGTTACATGTCTATATACAAGATTTTCCAACTCTATCTTGAATTGCTCTGGTCCCATATTTAGAGTTTTTGCAAGATGTTCATCTGAAACACCCCATACTCCTTTCTGACAAAGAATTATATTGTCGTTGGGCTTCCTTATATATTGCCCATACGAGTTTTTTTCAATGATTCGGCTTTGCATATCTCTTTATTTTTTGTGAATAAAAATATTTTTCAGAAAACTAAATCAATTTTTCAGAAAAGAGATATAAGGAAAAATATATAACATTAATTAATGACAGATTTCAGAAATGAAACCTTAAAGAACTTTTTAAATGCAGCAGGAATAGTATGTGAAAATATTGATATGATTGATGGTATGATGATTCCACGGGAAGTTCTATTGTCAGATGAAAGATACAAAGATGTAAAGAAATATATACCTAGTTTGAAAGAAGTTTATTCTTCATCATATATGACTTCCTTGCAAAAAACAGCTACATCAACACAAAAATGGCCACTTATTAATATAATACGTCAAATACTAAAAACACTTGATTACAGTTTAACCCCAGTAAGAATTAGTGATGGATACACAAAAGCAAAAAAAAAGAAATATAAGAGATTATTTAAGATAGAAAAGATGAAATCTATTAATGGTGAAGAAAATTGTGATTAGTAATATTTACATTACTATAGAACATATAATAGATCTTATACGTTTTTATAATTTTTATTTTATATTAGAATTAATTAATGGAAAAAAAATTAAAATATTTTTCTTTAGCTGTTTTTCTAGGTATCATATGTAAGCTTTATGATGATATTGTAGATAATAATCTTTATAGTTATTTTAATATATCTAATGAAAATGAACCATATTTTAATGAAATAATGAAAAGTTTATTTATAATTGGTTACACAGTTCTAAGTATTGAGTATCCATTGTTTTTAATAATTTTTACAATAATATGTCTAGGTCAATATATTAACTGTAATCAAGATTTTAATTCTTATGATTTTTCTTGTTTTGTTTCACCAATAATTTTATTACCGTTTTTAAAGTTAAATAATATAGTTGAATATAAAAAACTTGTTTTATGGTTATTTGTAATTTTAGTTCCAGTTGGGACAGCTGAATTAATTAGTAATACAGAAAAAAATAAAGAATATAGTACACAAAAATTGGTATCGCGTCTTTTTGGATTATTTATAGCAATCGCATTAGTCATTTATAATTCTCATTTAGATTTACCAAATAGCTTATTACCTATAATTTTATTTTTATTAGGATATAGCTTAGTAAGTTGTATTACCCAGTATTGTTTATTAAATGGTATTTGGAAAACTACTGAAATAAAATCAGAAGATGAGGATATTATTCAGGAAAAAATAGAACAATGTAATAATTCGTAAAAACACATTTTAAATAATAGTATTTCAATACAATGAATATTAAACCTATATATATCTTGGCTGTTTTTCTAGGAATAATGTGTAAGTTTTATGATGATATTGGAGATAATAACCTTTATGGTCAGTTAGGTATAACAGATGAAAATAAACCATATTTTAATGAAATAATGAAAAGTTTATTTATAATTGGTTACACAGTTCTAAGTATTGAGTATCCAGTGTTTTTAGTAGGTTTTACAGCTTTATGTTTTGCCGCTTACTTATATGCAACAAAAGATTTTAATCCTTATGATTTTTCTTGTTTTGTTTCACCTATTGTTGCGATACCTTTTTTGAAGTGGAATAAAGTCAATGAATATTATAAAAGTGCTGCATGGCTATTAATATTATCAATTCTCGTATATTTATCTGAAGCTTTTCATAGTAGTCCTGAAGAAGAAAATCGCGAGTATAATAATAAAAAGTTATACACACGAGCATTGTGGGGACTTGCCGGAATAATAGGTTTGAAATATCAATCTGTCTTTTACATTCCTGATGATTTAGTAGCACCAATCATCTTTTTCACTGGATATAATACTTCGAGTGCAATTTCTCAGTATTGTTTTCTTAATGGTATATTGAAATCAGAAACTTTAAATATTGGTAGTGAGTTAGGTAATGAGAGAGATCCAAGTATTACAAAGAAAGAAGTAACAGAAAGTAGAGAAAAAGAAAAAGAAGAAGATCAATACGATAAACAATCACAAGAAGAAGAATAAAGAAATATTTTTTTATCTCGTAAAAAAATATTTTAATAGTAATTTGTTTTAATAATGAAAAAAAATTGATAAAAATGAAATAATGCAGTTTATTTTTATAGTAAGTGTACCCAGAATTAGTATATATTTTAAGTATTATTATGAGTGAAAACGGCAAAATGAAATGGCGAACCTGTTTTAGTAGTATTAGCTACGTAGGTTACAAACTTGATATATTGAAGAGTGCTTTGCAGAAGTATTTGAGAAGAAGGGAATATGATAAGATGATATGGTGCTGTAGTGAGATTTATATGTTTCATTCGCGTGCTACTACTGATAAGGAGAAGCAAGCAGCGAAAGGTATAATTAGTAATATGGTGAATAGATTAATTATAATGATGGACGAGGAGATGTTGTTTGCTGAGGTAGGTAAGTATATGAAATGTATGGAATGGATAAAAGAGTTTGATAAAGGAGGACGAGATAAATTCAGTTTGTTAGTTAAGGCATGTAAGACTATGGTAGGTGCTAGGATGCTAAGGATAAATAGTGATATATATTCCTACTGGTGGAGAGGGGCGGGAGTATATAAGGTAGTTAAAGTACCAGGATTAGGCTTAGAAGAGGCCCTATATACGCCTATTGAAGTGCATAAAGAGTGTAAAGAGATATTGAGTGATGAAGAAAAAGACTCTGAAGAATGGAAGAATGATAGTGAAAACTTGTTGATGTTTATCGCTGCATTTCGAGCAGGGCATAGCTCATGTTATTATTGGGCATTGGCAATGTTTCATAGTAATGTGAAGGGAAAGCGGAGATTTCGCAGGACAGATTGTGTTTATGCAATTTGGGAATATTTGTTTAAAGTTGCTGGTGATAATGAAAAACTCCGAAAATGTTTGGAATTGAAAATAGAGCAGTTCTTTGTGAAGACTAGGCATGAGCAGCACATTTGGTTGTCTAGTGCTATTTCAATACTATTGCATAAAGACAAACTCGACTTTGAGGAAGATTGGGATATTGATGTTAGTGAAGAAGAAGTAGTTGGACTATTTCAGGAAAGAAAGTTCCTTAAAATTGATGATTATGCTATTGATATGCACTGTAGTGCTGGTAGGAAAATGGGGAAGAAAAAGGCGGATTTTGCACTAGAAGGTTGTGTAGTTGTTAGAGAAGATAAAGAGTATTATAATAGAGATTGGAGGGATCTGTATTGTGACTTGAAGGTGAATCCAGCAAAATATGGTATAGTAGATAGTAATAAAAGGCCTAAGCCAAAAAGTAAGAAAAAGAAAAAAATAAAAAAATTAAAAAAGAAAAAAATAGTGGTTGTGGATAATTTAGTAAAAGAGTTAGAAGGAATGAAGATTGAGTCAGCTATAGAAGAGCCAGAAGAATTGGTAAATATGATAGTAGATTTAAATGTAGTTGACGAGAAAGGAATGAGATTTGTGGATGGTAGTGGAATTAAACAAGAAGAGATTGGGATTTGTATGGAGAAGACTTGCGGAAATAAAGTGATGTGTTTTGAGTATAATGGGCAAATCTGGAAGGAAAGTAGGAAAAGTTTTGACTTTAATAAAGATTATGAATTAGTAGATAGTTGTAAAGAAATGTTTGGTTTGAAGAAGATTGGAATGGAGCGAATTGAGTCTAATTTTAGGATTGAGAAGATTCAGAAAAAGAAGAGTGAATGGCCTGGAAATTGGAGAAAAGTTATGACTGGTGATGAAAAAGTAGTGTATTGTTTAATGAGAAAAATTGGTGATGGTGGAAATTTCTCTGAGAATAAAGCCAAGAAAAAACTTTTGAAAAAAGAGGAAGTTTTGAAGGAGATAGCCAAAATTGCAATGTTTCGAGGAATATTTCGAGTTACTGATTTCAACTTGAGAAATATATTGATAGATAATGATGGTAGTCTGGTAAGTATAGATGAGGGTGAAATAGGAAAAAGAAAGAGTATATTTGGAAAAAGGGAAAAGTGGCTGAAAAAGCACCTTACTACTGCTATAATGGAGGAGGCTTATTCGGATATTTGGAATGACCATTGGGGAAAAAAAGCTGAAATTTGCAGGCAGATGAAAAGGTTTGGATATAGTGAAAAGACAATTGATGAAGTAGAATTGAATTATGATAATTTGGATGATGATCTGAAGATTGAAGGTTATATGTAAATATAAAAAAAAGAAAAATAAAAAGAGGAGGAGGCAGTTTTTTATTTTATTAGTTTATTATATATTATGACTAGAGTACCACAACACTATGTACCAAAGCATTTATCTAGAAAAGCAAAAAAAAGACAAAAAAAAGAGTTAGCAAAATCAAGAAGAGCTTATAAAAAAGGAAAGTATCATACTCGTAAGAAAATCAAAGGATATAAATCTAAGAGGAGTAGACATGAAAATAGAGTGCGTAAGATATATAAGTTCAAAAATAATGAGAAGATTACAATAAGAAAACTGTCTAAAAAAACCCACTGTTCCGAAAAATCATTAAAAGGTATAGTTAAGAAAGGTCAGGGTGCTTATTATTCGTCGGGTTCTAGGCCTAATCAAACTGCTCACTCTTGGGGATATGCTAGATTATATAGTGCAATTACTGGAGGTCCAGCAGCTAAATATGATAAACATTTGTTAGATGATGGATGTAGTAAGAAAAGCAAAGCACTTAAATTAGCAAAGAATCCACGAAAGAATACTAGAAGAAAAAAGGTGCAGATAGGTGGAGAAGGCCCCAAAAGACCAGTAACTGCACCAATCTTGCCTACTGGCATTTCAAAAGAGCATATCCAAAAAGTTTTTGATCATCTTCATAAGCAAGCTCATTCACAAGGACAAAACGGGGGATATAAATTGAAAGAAAAGATTATTAGATTTGAAAAATCACCTATTCATGGTAAGAAATATAGAGCATTTGTCAGAGATTACAAAACAAAAAAAGAAAGGCATATTGACTTTGGTGCGTCTGACTATCAACAATATAAAGATAGGGTTCCTTTGAAAGTTTATGCACATAAGAATCATGGCACAAGAAAACGCATGAGAAATTATTTTAATAGACATAGTGGAACCCCAATTAGATCTAAAGCAATAGAAAAAGAGAGAAAGAAATCAAGAGGATACTATAATGCAAAGATTCTCAGCCATGAATATTTATGGTAAATAATACAAAAATAATTATTTATCATATTTCACTTAGATGACTTATACTAATTACTTTTTTGAGTGATAAAAATAAAGACAAACAGTCCCATGAAGCGTTATGTACATCTACTTTGCAGTTGGGTACAATTTTAAACGCTTGATATAGTGTTCCACTTGAATATAGATTTGTTTGTACATATGGAGAAAAGAATTGAGTTATATCATGAAACTTTTTCTCCCATTTATAAAACCTAGAACGTTTATTTATACTATTAAGTTTTAAATTCTCTTTTATTACATGATAATCATTACCCATAGAATAAAGTGGATACTTTACTTCATAGCGGTCTTTACAAAATCTGTAAAATATTTCCATTCCTTTTTTAAATGTAACACCTTTCTGTTCAAGTGTTTCTTGGGTTATTCCTGTGAGTTGAATAAAGTAATCAGAGAGATTCCGGTTTATTCTAGGTAAAATATAAATATTCAGTTTTTTTGTAATTGCTATATTGTTCCCTTTTTTCTTTATTTTAAAAGCAGATATTTGAACAAGTTCTCTGTGTTCGTTTTCACTTGACCATGAACGCTCTTGAGAACCTTCCCAAGCGGTAAACTCAGTATCAAATATAATAAATGTCTCTGGTAACTTTTCAAAAAACCCTGTCATTTCTGATAAATAATGTGATAATAATATAAATGGGAAATGTTAGTTTAATAAATCATATAATTCATTTTACATTAGGAGTGTTGAGTAATTACTACAACAACATAGTGCCTATATTTCTCTTATATCAAATATTTGATGGTTATAAGTTTAATTATAAAGTAGTATTAAAAGGAGAAAAAACAGATGATATCCAAATGGATTTATTACTTTTTTCATTAGGAGCTATATCGTTAAGATTATTAAAATAAATAAGTATTTTAATTTTAGTACTTATTTATTAATCATAGTACGCAAACGCGCCCGCTCCTCCGCATACACATTCTCCTTGAAATCCCGGCATTAATAATCCCTTCTCTCCATTTTTACATAGACAGGTTCCTACAACGTTTCCTGCTAATGGTGTTTGTACACAAAACTCTTTTGAAAACCCTTTACTTCTACATGTATTATAGTCTGATGTTATAAATCCTTCTTTTACTGGTTTGAATAAACAAAAAATAACAATAAAAATTAATGCAAGTAATAATTTATTTATCATTTATATTATATTTATACTTTTTTTAAAGACTTAGCAAACATATTACTACTATTCCACATACTACTAATGCTAGACTCTTTCTAACTGACCATTCATCTTCTTCAAACTTAATTATTTTTCTTTCTATTTTTCTTTCTATTTCTGCTTCTTCTTTTATAGATTTCAGTTTTGAAAATGATCCATATGGTTCAATCGTTAATGGATGTGAAGAGTTACTATTAACAATATTCATCATACTAGTAGTTTTTTTCATAGGTGAACGTATATTTATAGGCGTATAATCTTCCCAATTAGATGGATCGGTAAGGTAAGGATCTTGACAAGATACAATTCTTAATCTCTTTTTTGAACATGTTGGTGAACATACATACGCATCACAAGATCTATAAATATTCTTTCCAGATGCTAAATTAACGAGTGAATTACATGAAGCACATTTTACTGTTGAGGAGTACATTTTATATTTGTTGCTATCTAAAGTAATCATGTGTATATATAAATCATTTTTTTATCATAATGCTACATAATGTATTTTTTTTTATGTGAAAACTTTTTTATTTTTTTTCAAAATTGTCCTCTCACCCAAAATATAAGTGTATACTATGTCCGTTACAAATAAGAAATAAAAAAATTGAAAACTTAATTTTTCTACTCTTACTTAGCATTACTCAATTCATTAAACATCCAACAACCTAATTGTTTAACATGAATACTTACACACTCGCCGATATCGCCGCCATGCGCGAGCGTCGCATCTGTACTACATCTCATTACAAGATGACGTGTGGGTGTTGTGGAGAGACCATCAACCGCGGAGAAGAGATTACGCAAGTTCTTGGCAGCAAGGGGCGGATGAGAGCTAGATACGCTTCGTTTCGTTGTCATGCAGCTGATGCTGACGCGGGTTGCTTCACTCCATACGCTTACGCGCCTACCCGCAACGAATGGGTTCATCTCCACTGTCGTCCTCAGTATTTCAGAGACTGGGGCAACGGGTCAGTGGGCTATTTCCCGATTCCAACCGCATACTCATACTCCATCGATATGCGCAAACAAGCCGCAGCGTTTGACCCTGACTGGGGAGAAGACTTGTTTGACATTCCTCGTCCCGTATGGAAATGGGAAAGCGAGCGTCTGGAGAAGGAGATTGTTCCGATCCAGAGGTGCTGGAGGAACTGGAAAAAGAGAGTTGCCGAAAAAGCTCGACAAGATTGGAAGAAAAAATGCATGGAGGCTGCAGTTATTTTGGATACTGCAGCAACAGAGGTTGCACACACTTGGCAACTTGACTTGCTAAAGTATCTGTGGATGGTTGTCCGCAATGGACGCGGTGTGTGCCAGTATATTCCTCGAAATGTCAGAGATTTTGACTTTGTGAAACACTCATTGTTCCCTGAGGACAAAAAGTTCAGATTGGAGTGGGGCAATAGAGTCATGCAGGCGGCTCAATGGTTGGATTACGCAAATAGCGGTCAGGAATGGGACTGGCAATACGTGTATCTAAGCGTACTGCTTCACTACAATATATTTACTAAAAAAAAGCGGGTATATTAAACTACATAAAAATCAAAAAAATAATAAAAAGAAATAAAAAGCAATAAAAAATAAAAAGAAATAAAAAGCAATAAAAAATAAAAAGAAAAGAAATATTTTTTGATGTGGTTTTTTTTTAAAAATATTTATAAAACAGAAATCGGTAATAAAAATATGCTACACGCAGGAGCGAAGCGACGAAGTGCACGAGAAAATTGAAATGTGTATGTATTTTGTAGTGAAGTGTAGTAAAATCGGTAAAAAAGTCTATAGTAAATAGAAGTAAAAGATCATGAAAGCAGTAACGATAGTATCGCGAACAATGAAGGGAG